TCAACGGCGGGGCGGTTCAGGTGGCCAGCTCGTTCGCGTTCGTGGGTGTGGCCAACGAGGGCGGGATCGCCGGAGGGTTCCTGTCCGCCCTGTCCCCGCCCTCGTCCTCGACCGATATCAAACTGGAGCAGGTCGGCTATTACGGCGACAATGGCCAGGTCGGTCCCAACCTGTCCGACGCCGTTATCCACGGCAACATCACACCGATCTCGTCCTCCCTGACCACCCAGCCGTGGTCGTACGGGCCGACGATGCTGTCTACTCCGATGGTGCTCTGCAACGCCAGTTGTGGCACCAGTGGCGCCCCCGCCGTCGGTGGTGTCAACACGAGTCTGTCAACCACCGGATTCATCTACAAGATTTCGGCCGCGATGCCCAGCAACTGGTCCCTGTTCTTCTTTGGTGTGAGGACGCGAGCATGACGGACATTATCGTCAAAAATGTGACCCGGGTGTCGATGCTGCCTAACGGGGCCTGGATGGTCGAGTACGACGACGCGAGCGGTCACGGGTTTCCGCCAGAGACCCTGGCCTGGCGGGCGGCCGAGTACGGGATCGACCCGACAGACACGGCGACCCTGTTGGAGATCGTGCTGCACGAACCGCACGTCAACCTCCAGCACACCGACCCGACATTCTTGTACAACATCGACCAAGACACGGCCCGCAAAGCCCACCTGGAGCGGGTGGGAGCGTCGCCGACCCGGGTGTCCGACCCGCACGGACACCTGGACCGAGTCCACAAGCACCACCTGGCCGCGCACACACCCGAGGCTCACGCCGAAAAGGTGTGGATGGTGGCCCAGGTCCGGAAGGGCAACCACGCCCCGCACCACCGCCACCAGATGTCTGTGAAGCCGAAGGAGCGCCGGTAAATGGCTGACTCGAACACCGCGAATCTCGGCCTGTTCCTGCCGGACCTGAACGACACGTACAACTTCTCCACCCAGGTGGAGACCAACTTCACCACCCTCGACACCTTCATGGGTGCAGTGGACTGCACGAGCACCTCGCGGCCGTCCAACACCTACAAGGGCCAGATCGTCTACGAGCATGACACCGGCCGGTATGCGCAGAACACGGGCACAAAGGCGTCGCCCGTGTGGACCTACACATCCCACGCGGCGGCGGCCACCCTGTCGACCACGCTGCCGACCTCCGGTCTCAGCAACGGATTCATGGTCTACGCCACCGACACCAACGCCCTGCTAGTCAGCGACGGCGGCGTCCTGCGGTACAAGACCATCGTCTCCTGCACCAGCACAACCAGGCCCGCGTCGGGCACGGTCGAGACCGGCGCCGTGATCTACGAGACCGACACGGGCCAGCTGCTGGTCTGGTCCGGCAGCGGCTGGGCTCACAAGACCAACAACAACTTTGTGTGCACCAGCACCACGCACCCATCTTTCGCGTTCCAGGGACTCGACATCTACGAGACCGACACGGGAATGAGTGCGATCTACTCGGGCTCTAACTACCAGTACCAGCTGCAGCAGATCGCCCCCACCCAGACCGTGTCCGGCGCGTCCAGCGTCACGTTCAGCAGCATCCCGGCGGTCAAGCGACTGCTGGTGCTTTGGCGCGCCCGCTACGGGACCACCGGGTCCACCGACCTACTGATCCAGATGGACGGCGACACCACCGCACACTACGCCTGGTCCAAGCTGACCGGACGCGGTGCGGCAGCGAGTGCGTCCGACAGCGCCGGGGCCGTGAACAACGGTCGAGTCGGAGTTATCGGAGGAACCACGGCCAGCTACCCCGCCAACGGTGCGGTCTGGATCGACGGGTGGAACCAGTCCAACACGTTTGCCACTTACACCGGCAATAACGCGACCTGGGACACGGCCACCTCGTATTGGAACGAGATCTACAGCGGGATCTATGGCGTAGCCGGGCCCCACAACTCGATAAAGCTGTTTTTGTCTTCCGGAACGATGACCGGCGAATTCTCGATCTACGGAGCGATGTGATGAACGCACCCGACCAGCCGCACCACATGCTCCACGACGTTGCCACGGGAGCCACCACCTATGTGCTACTGACGGAGCGGGAGCTGGCGGAAGACGCCGCCCGGTCCGCTGCGGCAGCGAGGACGGCCGAGGAGGCCCAGAAGGAGCGCGAGGACCTCCGTGCGGCCGTAGAGGCCCACGACGACCCTGTGGTGAAGGCCCTGGCCAAGCTGGCAGGCCTGGCATGACCGAGCAGCCGGACACGGTGCCCTTCCAGTTCGTCATCGCCGAGCTGGAGGAGCGGTTGCGCCAGAGAGAGGCCGAGGTGGTTCTGGCCAGGGCCCAGGGCCGCCAACAGGCCGAGGAGATCAAATTTCTGAAGGAACGCAACACCGAGCTGCTGGCCCACCTGAACAGGCGGCCCGCAGACACAGACCCGCCCGCACCGGAATAACCGGGCGGGCGGGGGTGGTGTAGTCGCCGACCCTACCCGGAGAGGGGGCGCGGTCGGCCAGACAGCCGGTTTGACAGGGTGGAGCCGGACCCATCCTAGGCGGATACCAGCTCGAACTTCTTGATCACGTCCTCCGGAGTGATCGCGCTCTCCGGCTGGTCGGCGTCGGTGCGTACGTGCAGCCCGTCCCAGGTGCTCTGCACCCAGCTCCCGTCCAGCCAGATCAGGTACTGCGTCCCGTCGGGGCACTGGATCTGGCGCACCGGGTAGCGCAAGTCGTGGTCGCGCAGCGGGGCGGGGGTGGTGTCGGTGTCGATCGACGGCATCGGGGGTGTTTCCCTTCGCGGTGTGGGGGCTCTGTGGGGCCGGTTAGGCCCCACTAACTCCAGCAAACCATGGGGATGTCACCGGGACAAGACCCTACTCGGGTGTGTCTGGTAGCGCGTCCGGGCCCTCGTGCGCCTCCCCCATCAGGACAGCCTCCAGGGCCGCCACCCGGGCCTCTGCGGCCAGCCGTCCGGCGCGCTCCTGCTCGAATGCCACCTCCAACATGGCGCTCTCGTGCACCATTGCGGCGATCAGTCGAGCGTTCTTGACCTGGGTCGCCCGCTGAACCGCCGCCGGGTCCACATTGACCTGAACTCCGTCCGCCTCGATCCTGACCGGCTCGGGGTTGACCGAGTCCACGGCGATCGCCTCGGTAGCCACCGCCTCGACCGCGTTGGTCGGGGTCGGCTTGGGCACCGCCCTCTTCTTGGTGCTCACTGGGTCTCCTTCTCGGCGATGCGCCGGTACCGGTCGAGGATGTCCGTCTTGCGGACGACCTGTCCTTGCGGGTAGAACGTGTAGTGGCTGACCAGCGCGTCCCCGATGATGTCGTTGGTCTTGCCGACCAGCGGCGGCCGGTGCACCGTGATCCAGTGCTCCTCTTCCGGGTAGTCCAGTACACCCGGGGTCGGCAGTTCGCAGAAGTCCGCGCCGTCGATCACGTGGCAGCTGACGCTGAACTGCTGGCGCGGGGCCAGCGGGTAATTCTGGTAGAAGTACGCCCGCTCCGGCGTGCCCTGCTCGATCCAGTCCAGCAGCAGCCGGTGAATCTTCACGGCGAACTGTCCGTCGCCCCAGCCGACCGGGTCCATGCAGAACGGGGACTGCACGACCCCGTACGAGGTCGGGATGATGTCCAGCTTCTGGGCGTACCAGCTGATGATCGCGTTGTTCCACATCAGCGCGAACGCGGCCAGCGTCCCGGGCAGCGCCACCTTGGCCTTGCACATCCGCTCGACCGCGTCCCGGTGCACATACACGATGTCGTCGTCGAACCGGACGAACAGGGTGTCGGGGTCGGCCATGTACCGGTAGGCGTACCCGGTGTTGCGCTGCTTGGGCGCCAGCTGGGGACACTCGGCCGGGCGACTGATCAGCCGGATGAACCCCTTGTACTGCTTGGCCAGCCGGTAGGCGTAGGCCAGGTCCCCGACCTGGCTGGGGTCGGTGTTCAGGTAGAGCCAGTATTCGTCGACGATCCCGCGCTCGTGTTCGCGCAGCAGATATTGCAGCAGGATGCTGACAGTCGCCTCCCGACCGTACGGAGTCCAGGCGACAACCTTCTTGCCGTCGATCACGGGCGGTCTCCGAACAGCAGGGGCGCCCACAGCCGGGCGGCCAGTCTCTCGATGGTGTATTCCTGGGCGACCTCGCGGGCCGCCGCGCCCATCTGCGCGCGCAGTTCGGGCTCGTTGATCAGAGTTCTGATCGGGGTCTCCCAATCTCCGCCGGGCGGGACGAGGAACCCGGTCACCCCATCGCGGACAAAGGCCCGGTAGGGGATGGTGTCGCTGGCCACGATCGGGATTCCTAGGAACGCCGCTTCGAGAGCCTTGGTCGGGGCCTTGGCCTCGTTGTACCGGGTCCGGCGGTACGGCGCCACCCAGATGTCGAAGTCGACCACGTCCAGATACGCGTAGCTGTCGGGCACCCATCCGGTGATCGAGACCCCGGGCCGCGCCAGCCCGATCTCGCGCATCTCGTGGAACGGTACCCCCACAGTGTGCAGTTTCCCGCCCATATCGCCGACCTTGGACAGGACTTCCTTGACGTCGTTGGTCAGCTCCCATTTGGTGAACGCGGTCCCAGCCCAGCCGACCGTCGGCCCGTCCTTGAGGGAAAGCGGGTCCAGCTCGTAGCGGGCGGGCTGGTCCAGGTACGCCTTGGGCAGGCCGTTCGGCACAACTACCGTGTTGGTGCAGTAGTCCGCGAACATCTCGGCAATGACGGGGGATACGCAGGTGGTGAACGTGCTCATGCCCGCGTTGGCCAGGATCCTGGTCTGCAGGCGGGTGTTGCCGTACTCAACCGCCGATCGGCCAAACTCCGGGTGCTCTGACAGATGGAAGTAGTCATCGTCGGCGTCGAACAGCGTCCTTTTGGCCTGCTGGAAGTTGAACCTCGACCACAGGATCGAGGGTCCGGGGGAGCTGACCCGCTGGCCCAGGACCGCGTCGCAGTCGCCGTAACCCTCGTGGTCGAACTCCAGGCCGGACCCGACGTCGTGACCCAGGGCGCGCAGGGCCTCCGCGACGATGACGGTGCGGTACCAGCCGCACCCGCCCTCGTCGGCCGACCACAGCCACGCCTTACCCACGAGACGGCTCGGTCACGTAGGCGCCCCCGCCGTGCAGCTGCTGCCCAGCCCGCCAGGTCGGCAGCCACCGGTCCAGGTACCAGTCGACCGTGACCTGGATGCCCGCCTCCAGGTCGGTCAGGTAGTCCGGGTCCATCCCGATGCTGTGCATCGTGTCGTTCAGCGCCACCACCCGCGCGCCCGGGGTCTCGCCGGGGCGCATCGGAGCGTGCACCAGGCCCGCCCCCTTGTGTCCCCGACGCTCGGCCGCCTTGATCACCAGCTCGGCCACCTCGTTCACGGTACGGTGCTCGGTCGGCCCGACCTCGATCACGTGCTTGAACACGTCGCCTGCAGCTGCGAACTCCAGGGCGTTGACCAGAGCCGTGGCCACGTCGGTCACGAACACACAGTCGCTGACCTGCTCGCCGTCGCCGTAGATCTCGATCGGCTGACCGGTCAGGGCCCGAGCCACGAACGCGGGCATGATCTTGCGGACCTTGCCGACACCGTATGGAGCGGCCATCAGCTGGCGCGGGCCGTAGGCGTTCACCACCCGCACCTGGTTGATCTTCGCCCCCCGATCCCGCACATACATGTGCCCGAGCGATTCGACGCAGGTCTTGGACGCCGAGTAGGGGTTGGACATCCCGTGGTTGCCGACGCAGATGTTGACGGCCGGGATGCCGTACTGGACCGCCGCCTCCATCACGTTCATCCCGGCGATGACATTGGTCATCACGGCCGGACGCGGGTTGTGGACGGTCTCCTGTGTGCCCAGCACCGAGGCGAGGTGGATGATCCCGTCGCAGTGGGCGGCCAGTTCCGTGACCGCCACGTCGTCCCGTACGTCCCCGAGCGTCACCGGGACGAAGGACCGCTCGTCCATCGGGTGAGTGTGCGGGCGGTCCTTGCGGTTGTCGAAGATCACCGGAATGTGCCCCCGATTGATCAGTTCGTCGACGACGTGGCCGCCGATGAACCCGGCGCCCCCCGTAACCGCGATCTTCATGCGCGCTCTCCTAAACAGACTGTCAAGCCATTCGGCCGAGCGTACCACGTCGGTTCAACCCAGCCAACCGGGCAAGGGGGAGGGGTGGTGTATGGCTGGCGCGGCGCGTCGATGTTAACCTGGGGGCATGACAGACACTGTGCTGATCGGTGACAGTGCCTACCCGCCTGCCACCTACCCCACGTCGTTCAACGGTAAGCCGTTGTCCGGCTGGATGGTCTATATCGGGGGGAACACCCCGCACCCGTGGACGGATGCGGAGATCGAGCACCTGAAGTCGCAGCCGTGGTGCCGTTACATCGTCCCGGTGTTCACCCGGTCCAACCCCACAGCGTCCGGCGTGTCAGCCACGGCCGACGCCGACGAGGCGATCGCCTGGTCCCGCGCGCACGGACAGACCCCCGGCACCAAGATCCTGTGGGACGGCGAGACCGCCGTCGCCAGTGCGTACTACACCGCCGTCGATCAGCGGCTGCAGTCTCAGGCCGGTCTGCACGAGATCCTTTACGGATCTAAGGCCACCGTCGTCAAGAACGCCCGCCCGTCCGGCGGGTACGACGAGGCCGCGTGGACCCAGACGGACTACGCCCCGGCCGACGAGGCCAACCAGTTCGGCAGCTGGACCGCCTACGACCTGGGCGAATTCAAGGTCGACGAACTGTGGGACCTGCGCCCGACCGCCACACCACCCGCCCCCGCCAGTCCGGAGGATGACGACATGGCACCAGCAGTAGACGGAATCGCGACCCTGTCCTGGTCCGAGGGGACCCGCCATATCGTCCAGGTGGCGTGTAACCTGTACTCCGGCTCGAACCAGCCCGTGCTGAACGTGGTGCTGCTGCTGGAGGGCGGCCCCGTCGAACTCGCGGGTGGCGGCAGCGGCAACCCGCCGTGGAAGCCGGACTACACCGCCGAGGGCAAGGTGTTCAGGTTCCCGGACAACTTCAAGGACAAGGCGTACGGCATCGAGCTCAGCCCGTCCGAGGGGTCCAAGCCCGCTCGCTACGCGGCCAGCGTGTCCTGAGCCGTGACTGTTAACCTGGCTGCTGGCAGCAGCCCGTGGGTGCTGCTCGGCATCCTGGTTGGAGTCCTGGTAGGACTCGGATGGGCCCGCATGTGGTTGGGGGAGATGCGGGGACTGGTTGACCTGGTCCGCCTGGCGCGGGACGAGGAAAGGGAGGGCCGAATCAAGGCGGAGAGGCAGCGAGATGAGCTCCTGGCAAAGTACGGAAGCACTACAGTCCAGGTTCTCTCCGCGCTCCCCGTCGCCACCAACCCCGACCCCGGCGGGCCACAGCTCCAGGCCCTCCAACCTGGAGGTGGCCCCGATGCGCCTTTGGCCGCGTAGGGGAATCCGTAAGCAGTTGAAGGCGGAGCAGGCCGAGGCTCGCGAGATGATCGCCGAGTCTCAGGCCTCCCGCCGCCGAGTAGAGGCCAAGGACCCTCATGTCCGCCACATGGTCGGCCGACTGGAGTTCCTGAGCGAGCGCAACGGGTTCGCCGACGCGTTTGAACGAATGCTGAACGAGGGGAGGGGTGGAAACCATGCGGGTGGAGGCTGACTTTCTGGCTGCCGCGTTCTGGTACGCTTGGGGCTGCGGCTGGCTGTTCCTGGTCGGGTACTCCCGTATGACGCCCTGGTGGGAGCGGCGGGCGGGTTGGGTCGCCGCGTCTCACGGCGTCGCCGACCTGTGTTTCACCACCCCTTTTCTGCTGCACTACCTGTGGCACTGGGTGGGCACCGAGTCGTGGTTCCTGTGGTACTTCGTGGGCTCGGAACTGATGGCCGGATCCATCGAGTTGGCCCGCCTGTACCTGGTCTGGTCACTGCAACCGGGTCGACGAAAGAGCAATCCATAGCCCGTCGGGCAAGACCCGTGCTAGTATAAGGGTATGGACAGCTCCACCAAATCTCCCCAGTCACAGCCGCCCCCGAGCGGCTGGGCCACAAACACCACGTTCGCCCGGACGGTGGGTGTACACTTCACCACGGCCAGCCGCTACCGTAACGGGGAGCGGGTGCCGTCCACAGGCGTGGCCCAGCGCATCGCCGCCGCCTACTCCCTCGACCCGGGCGATCTGCTTCAGGCGATTGTCGACGGTCGCGAGGCGTTCGGCCACTTCATGCGCATGAACGTATTCGGCCCCGAGCCGAAAGTCGACCTCAACGAAGACGGAACCGAAAGGCTGGCTGCCTGAATGACTACCAAAACGTACGAGTCCCGGAACCTGACCCCCAGCCAGCGGGCCGACCTGGCGCAGCACACGCTCTCGGCCGTTCGCCTGGCTCTGCTCCAGAACGGCTGGGCCCAGGTCCGGCCGGACCGGTTCGAGCGGGGCCCCGAGGGAGCAGAGACGAGATACGTGTACGGACAGTCCCGGGTGGCCGTGTGGGCCACCCGACGATCCGTCAGCCCGGTGGCCGAGTTCAGCTTCGTCGGCCAGCCTCGGGACTCGGCCGAGATGGACCGGTTCAAGACCCTGATCAAGTAGTTCAGCAGGCTGATGCGGGCGGGGGTGGTGTAAGCACCACCTCCGCTTTGGTGTCTTCGTCCCCTTGACAACAGGGCAACCCCGTGATTGGATGGGTGTTGCAAGGGCAGGCAACCAACCCGGAGGTCAGGCTCATGGACACCACGCTGGAGTACGAGATGGCGACGGACGCGCTGGCCGTTCTGACCGCCGCTGGCAAGGGGGACACCCCCCTGGCCGCTCGGGCCCGCGAGCTCCAGGCCAAGTACCAGACCACGGCAACGAGCACGGGATTCGGGGTGGCGGATTTGGTCCGGCTGAGCAACGGCGAGAAGCCTGCCAAGAAGACCGACGGCGGTCAGAAGGCCACCGGGTCCTCCAAGCGCGGGGGCGCGACCGACAAGCAGCGCGACTTCGCCAAGAGCCTGATGAACGACCGCGACTTCGGCAGCCTGTTCTACACCCACCCGCTGCTGCACGAGGCGGGCACCCGGCTGCAGGGCGACGGGCCGATCGACTGGCAGACCTGCTCTGAGCTCATCAGCGTCCTGAAGGAGACCGCCTACCGCGCGGACTACGTGCCCAAGGCCCAGCGCTCCACCACCACCACCTCCCCCCGCGCCCCGCGCGAAGTCCGCGTGGAGGAGGGAATCTACCTGCTGGGCGACGATTACGTGAAGGTCGTCCACAACCAGGACCACACCCGCCTGTACTCCAAGGTCTGGGACGGCGAGTGCTGGGACTACGAGCAGGGGCGCAACCTGATCTACAAGCTGACCCCGGAGATGGCGCTGACCGCCGAGGACGCGCATGAGTTCGGGGACCTCTACGGCGAGTGCTGCTTCTGCGGCCTGGCACTGACCGACGAGCGGTCCATCTCCGCCGGGTACGGCCCGACGTGCGCCAGCAAGCACGGCCTGCCCTGGGGCTGACCGCCCCCCTGATTTCTCGGACCCGCCCTCGACCGAGGGGCGGGCCCTACGACCCCGAGAGGTAAACCTGTGAACGAGCAGCAGCGTACGCCCGAGTGGACCGTGACCCCGCTGTCACGGCACGTGGCCGTCTGGCCGCACACCCTGGGCGAGTTCGAGAAGTTCCCCGACGCGGTGGCCACGGTCGCCGACAACGGCGCCCTCCACATCTGGCGCCAGAACCCGACCGGCGCCCCCGACCGCAACCTGCCCCCGCTCAAGGTCTACGCCCCGGGGTACTGGGCGACCGTGGAGCACGTCGGTGACTGGTCCGAGCTGCAGCCGCCGCTCCGCACTCCGGCCGAGCGGATCAAGAACTTCGTGAACAACTACAGCGTGTCGGGGGAGAAGCTGGCCAGCCTGGACCCTCGCCCGGATTCCACGCAGGAGCTGCCCCCGGTCCCGGCCGACCCTTTCGAGGAGCTGGACCCGGACAAGCTCGCGGAGACCAACGGGGACGTCTCGCGCAACTCCGGGGTGGGACACATCCCGCCCTACCCCACAAGGGCCGGGGAGGGCCCGGAGGAGCCCGGGGAGGGGGTGGTGTCGCAGCCCCCAAAAGCCGGGATGTCGGACGACACCGAAGAGTCGCCCGACACGGACATGAGCGTCGCCCTGTTCGTGCTCGGCGACTGGTGGGGCAGGCTGCTGCGCTGGCGGCCGGAGCGGCTGTCGGGCTGGTTCCGTGGCGCGGCGCGCTCCCGTCGCGGGACCGAGTCGCCGACCCCGGCGCCCACGCACTCGCTCTCCCCGGACCAGCGCAAGTCGTACTTGCCCGTGCTGGTGAGTTCGGCCGCATTCTGTTTGGGACTGCTGACCCTGACGCAGATGCACCTCTGATCCACTCGGTCACGCTGCCGCTGTGACCGCCCTGACTTACCTACAGAAAGTAACCGGAGGTTGCCTGAGATGACTGTTGTGACCACAACTGCCGCCGACACCGACACCGACCACCGGGCCGGGACCAGCTTCGAGGACGACGGCAGGTGGTGCACCCCCTGCGGCTGTGGCAAGAGGTTTACCAGCGACAGCCCCAGCAAGGCCCAGGCGCGCCAGCGCAAGCACGCCGAGGAGGAGCGCGAGAAAACTGGCAAGGTCGCGCCCAGGCCGCACACTCCGGTCGCCCGTGCCAAGGAGTGCGGGTGCGGGTGCGGACAGGCCCTGGCCCCCAAGGCGGGCGGTCTGTTCCGGTCCGGCCACGACGCCCGTTTCAAATCCATGCTGACTGTGGCCCACGCCAGCGGGGAGCAGCTGCCGCACCCACTGAGCAAGGAGCCGATGTCGGCGATGGCCATTGCGGTGTGGCTGGACGAGCGTCGCGGGGGAGGTTCGTTCTGGCAGGACAAGGTGGCGGCCGGGCACAAGCCCGCGCCGGAGCGCAAGCCTCGGGTGCCTCGGCAGGCCACCCTGTCGGCCGAGGAGCGGGGGGAGGCTCGTGCCGCCCGGCTCATGGACGCGCTGGCGTCCCGGCGTCCGGCAGCCGGTGAGGTCGGCATGGTCACCCTGCGGTCCGGCAGTCAGCACGGGGCCCGGGTGGTCAGCCGCAAGGACCACCAGAGTCTGGTGGTCAGGTTCCTGGACGGACCTAGCTGCAACCAGGAGGTTGTGGTCCTGGACCACAGGTTCACCAAGAAGAAGTAGCCGCACCGGCAAGCCGCCGGGTAGCGTGGGGCGCGGTTCCGTATCTCGGGACCGCGCCCTAACCACGCTCCCGAGGAGGTACCCGCGTGACCAGTGCGGGCCGAACTCTCAAACCGGTCACTATCTCGTGGTCGGAGGTCGATACCTATCGCCAGTGCCCTCACAAGCACCAACTGACGTACAAGGAGCGCTGGGTCGGCAAGACCACCAGCCCCAGCCTGCAGAGGGGCTCGCTGTACCACAAGGTCATGGAGGGGCACTACCGTTCACTCATGGAACGGCCCGGGGATCTGGTGGCCGCCCGCCGACAGGCGGAAACCTGGTGGGCCGAGTGGCGCCAGGAGTGGGGCGACGAGGAGACCGCCGAGCTGGTCTGGTGGATGTATGAGGGGTACATCGACCTGTACGGCGCCGACGATGACTGGGACATTCGGGGCGTTGAGCAGAAGCTCGAAGTGCCGCTGCTGACAGCGGGGGGCAACCGGTCCCGGTTCACGCTGAAGATGCAGATCGACCTGATCGTCCGAGACCGGTCGATGGGCAACAAGCTGCTGATCATCGACCATAAGACCGGCGCCGACCTTCCGTCGCGCAAGCAGCTAGACATGGCCGATCAGTTCGGCTTCTACCTGTGGGGGATGCGCCAGCTCGGGCACGACGTATTCGGCGGAGTCTGGAACGGCGCCCGCACACGCCGCTTGAAGACAAAGGAGCAGCCGCTTCGCGAGCGGTTTTCCCGGCCCATGCTGGCCCGGACCGACCACGAGCTGACCACGATCGCCCAGGAGGCGTACCAGACCGCCCGCAAGGCATACGCGGCGGGTGCCGTGGCCGAACGGCACCCGGACGCCGACACCTGCCAGTGGAAGTGCGGGTTCCTGGAGGCGTGTCTGCTCGGGCGCAAGACCAGCGACGCCAAGGAACGCGAGTTCCTGGAGGATTCCGGCTACGTGGTCGACCACACCCGCCACTGACCGAAGACTTGGGTCTCCACCTATAGACACGGTGTCTAATCGTGTGGCAGGATTTCCCTTGTCGCCATCACGGGCGTCGAGACGCGGTGCCTGGCCTGTCGGGCGCGGTCGTTCATGGGTGGCTGAGAGGTGGCTGGGTCATGCGGGAGCTTGAGAACTCCGCCCGCACGGTCGGTACAGGCGGATTCAGAACTTGGGAATCGGCAGCAACACCCTGTGGCAGCAGGGGCCCCGCGCCAACGGGGCAGGCCGGACTCGGGGGACCTTTCCCGTCGCTAAGCCCGTTGAATTCGGGCTGCCTCTCAGCCGTTAAATGACAGGCAGAGACTAGACAGAGAGACTGAAATTGACCAGTACCAAACTCCGGACCTACAGCGGGTCGCTCGACGACGCGCCTGAGTTCCTGAACGTGCTGTACTACGGCGAGCCCGGGTCGGGCAAGACCTCGAACGCCGCATTCATGGCCCTGCTGGGCAAGGTCTACCTGGTGGACGTCGAGTCCGGCGCCAAGGCCAAGGCCCTTCGCGGCCTGGGCATCCCCACCAAGAACATCGTTCTGGTCCCCGTCAACAGCTACCAGGATCTGGACGACTTCTACTGGTCGGTCAAGAACGAGTTGGCCACCGACCCGGACAGCGTGGCCGGGATCATCTTCGACTCATACTCGGAGATCCACGACCAGCTGATCCGCGAGCAGGTCGACAAGCGCCACGCCAAGGCCGTCCGCAAGGCTACCAACGCCCAGGGTACGCTGGTCATGGACGTCGACGACAACGAGTTCTTGGTCGAGCTGTCGGAACGCGGCATCGTGACCGAGCAGCTGCGGACCCTGACCCGTCGATTCCGGGACCTGCCGTGCCACTGCGCGTTCGTGGCGCTGGCCAAGCGCGATGTCGATCCGGATGGGGGCGGGGTGGTGTACCTGCCCCAGCTGCCGCCGAAGTTCGGTGCCCAGCTGCGCGGGTTCGTCGACATCGTGTGCTACACCTCTCAGGCCGAGGGCATCGACGAACCCTCGGGATACCTGGGTGTGTGCCGCGAGCTCGGCAAGTACCGGGGTAAGGATCGACTGGGCGGGACCCTTCCGGTCACCGCGTTCCCCTCGTTCGACCGGCTGGTGTCCGTCGTGTTCGACGATATGGACCTGACCAAGGACCCGATCCAGCTGCGGTACATGAACCGGGTGAGGTCGGCCATGGCCAGTACGGCTGATCAGGACCAGGACGAGCCGGACACGGACCAGACCCCGGTCTACGCGCCGGTCGACCAGTAGCGCCCGGCTACCGCACAACACCGGGCAGAAGAAACCAAACAAGCAGACCAGAGAGCAGGAACACCATGCCCAAGCTGACCAGCAACGTCGCCCAGAAGACGGCCGAGGCCGAGGGCGGCAACTTCGAGCCGCTGCCGGAGAACACCTACCTGGCGGTGCCCGAGGAGGTCACCATGGAGCCGGGCGGCGCCAACGGCCCGTACTGGAAGTGGACCTTCAAGATCGCCGAGGGCCAGGAGTACGCGGGCCGCAAGCTGTTCATGAACACCTCGCTGTCCGAGAAGGCCCTCTGGAAGCTCAAGGAGACCTTCGAGGCGTTCGGGGTCTCGACCGACACCGACACCGACGACCTGATCGGCAAGCCGGTCAAGCTCTACGTGGTCCAGCGGCCGATCGAGCAGGGCAAGCGCAAGGGCGAGATCGGCAACGAGATCCGCAACCTGCTGCCTGCTGACGGCACCAAGGCCGCCAGCGCGTCCGGCGCCAAGGGCGCCGCCAAGGCGGACGACGTCCCGCTCTTCTAGGCCCGCGCAGGGCGCGACCCTGCTTGCTGAACCTGGCCCCGTTGTCCTATACGCAGGACAGCGGGGCCAGCTGTCTTATATGCTTGGTGCGAATCTCTATCAATAAGGCGGTGGCTACGTGCTCAACGCGGCGGTCGAGGCCCAGTGGCGCGAGCTGGCAGGCCAGGGGGCGTATGTTTTCCCCCTGCCCGAGGGTGGCAAGAACCCGGGGGAGCTGGGCATCAAGTGGAAGGAAGGCTGGATCAGCCGAGGGCGCAACCCCTGGCCCCAGCTGGTGTCCGTCCACTTCGAGGCGACGGGGTTGTGGCTGGCCACCGGCCAGGTGTCCAAGCGGGTTGTGCTGGACATCGACAAGCCCGAGGCGGGAGACTACTGGCGCGACAAGATCGGCGCTGACATCTTCGACAGGGCCCTGCGAGTGACCACTGGCAAGGGATACCACCTGCACTTCCGCATCCTGGCCGACGACGACCGGGTGTGGGACAGCCATTCGGACAACGAACTGGGGTACGACCTGAGAGGGGACGGGGGTGGTGTAGTAGTCCCGCCGTCCGTCCACCTGTCTGGGCGCCGGTACGAGTGGGCCGGGGGTGAGCTGCTGGACGTGCCCGAGGTGCTCCGCCACCCGACCAAGACCAACGTGTCGTCCCTGGAGCGCGCCCGAGAGAAGCGCAAGCCCGGGTCGACACTGGCGGGCCTGCTGTCCGACCCGCCGGAAGAGGGCGGTCGCAACAACTGGCTGACCCGGGTCGGCGGGCACCTGGCCAAGTTCTGGCCCGGCCCGATGGAGGACGGATACGCCGAGCTGATGCAGTACATTGGCGGGCGCCTCGACTCTCCGATGGACGAGGAGGAGATCGCCAAGACGGCCAAGTCGGTGTGGGCCAAGGAGAAGGACCACGCCGGGGCCGATCACTGGTCGGACGAATCAGGCCAGCTGGTCGGCCGGGATGGGAAGCTGTACACCCGGCGCAAGGGCGAGGATGGGAACTATTACGTCACCGAGTGGGCCGACTTCGATATCAAGGCCCGCCGCGTGATCCAGGAGGGCGAGGAGCGCGTCTTTTACGTCGACATCGAGACCTCGCACACCACCTACGCCAACGAGCCGCTGAGGGCCGAGGTGCTCGGCAGCATCAATAGGCTGAACGTCTGGACCGCCGCACACCACTGCTCCGTCATCGGCCACCCGGCGGACCTGTGCAAAATGGCCTACGGCACCCGGCTGATGCGCTACCTGTTGTCCCAGGAGCCGGACGCCAGCCAGACCGCATTCTTCTACGGCCAGCAGGAGGACGGCACCTTCCTGACCCCGGACGGGCTGCTGGAGGGGGGTGGTGTCACGCCGTACCGGGGCACCATCCCCGCTGCTCACCTGCCTGGATGGGTCAACTACAGGTACGGCACCTGCCCGACCGACGAGGCGGTCGGCGTGTTGCGTGAGGTGATGACCTTCCAGGAGGAGACTGCCGCCTCGGTATTCGGAGCCTGGTGGGCGATGGCCCTTCTCAAGGGACGCTACCAGTCCTCGCTGTTCCCGTTCATGCTGCTGGAGGCGGGCTCCGAGTCTGGCAAGACCACCGGGTTTTTCGCGATGATGGTGGCGCTGGCCGGGTCCCTGGACGGCGCGGGGCAGAACACGCTGGCCGGGTTCCGTGACTCGGTGGCCGCCCACCGCAACGGCGTTGCCTGGCTGGACGACATGACCGAGATGTCGGCGGGTCAGGTGATCGACATCATCCGTCAGGCGACATCCGAGGGATCGCGGGGAAAGAAGGGCGGGGACAACAAGACCACCGAGCGGGTCACCCTGCTGTCCCCGATCTTGGTGTCCGGCGAGGGCTCTGGGTCGATGATGTCCGAGAAGGCCATGTCGGACCGATCGGTCCAACTGAGGTTCGGCAGTCCCAAGGGCCGCCGGTCCCTGCACGACCCCGACCGCCCACAGTGGGACGACATCCTGGCGCTGGAGGCCCGCTACGGTGGCCGCACGGCGGGCCTCACGGCGGTCTCCGGGACGCTCGTGGCACAGATCCTGGCCAGGGCCCCCCTGCTGGACCAGATGGCCTCTCTGCGGCCGGACGCGGGCCGTGTGGCGGACAAGTGGGCGATTCTGCGGATGGGTGCCCGGGTACTGGATGACCTGCTGGGCGGACAAGATCACGCTATTCGGGTCGACAAGTGGGTCTCCGAGCAGGTAGACAACGGGGCGGCCAACCTCGCCATCAACGAGATCATTCCATGGGCGCTGCGCAACACGGGGGGCGGTGTGGCCGAGTCCCCTCTTGGCTGGCAGCCCGCCTACTTCAACCCCCGCACCAAGACGGTCTGGATCTCGATTCCCCGCCTGGCCGACCGCTGGCTGGATCGTAACCACATCACGGCCCGTGAGCGTCAGCTGGGGTCCGAGGACGCGATCCGAACCGAGCTCAAGGCTATCGGGGCCGAGACTTCCGGAAAGGTCCGAGAGGTGGACCACAAGGACGGCAAGGCGGTGGGCCGCCGATACGTAGAGGTCCCGGCCGAATGGACCGCCCGGCTGCTGGCGGCGGCCGGGGCGGAGGTCCCCGAGGACTAACCGCCGCCCCAACGGCCCCGCGCCGTTGGGGCGGTCCCCCCGCCTGTTATGATAACTCCCCGTGACTGTTGTAGTCACGGGGAGTTACTGTGCACCCCCATCCTACACACTCATAACACGTTATACTCTATCTACTAACAAGAAGATATGTTATGTCTTGCACCCCTTCTGACCGGCCTGTTGTGTCCTGGATAACGCACTAACGCCTTTCCGGGGAGCGTGTTCACGTGTGCGCGCTGGCGTGTGCACACGCACGCGCAACCCCCATTCTCTCGCCGGGGGCCGTTATCTCCGCCCCAAGACGGGGGGTAGACTGCCCCCATGACAAGATCCGACATGTTCGAAGACGCAGTGCAGCATGAGACAGAGATCCGCTGGCACGACGACCCCGCCCGGTACCCGTACCTGCGCCAGCAGATCATGGGGCACACCTCCCGGTCCCGGGTGATCGGAGCGGGTGACCGCTGGTCGCTGGGCAAGCGCATCGTGGGCTACGCCGTACTGGGTCCCAAGTCCCCTCCGGGACGGTTCGATCGTCGAATATTCTGGTGCAAGATGGTCGATCGGGACGGCAGTCGGGAGGACCCACCCTACAACGAGGCGGTGGATCCCCGGCTGATCCGGGCGGGGGTGGTGTGCCCATGGCTGTTCGGCTACTCCGTGCCTCTGGAGGACTGCGCCAGTTGGCTGGCTGCTCGCCGCAAGGAGATGGGGCTGGCCGAGGGGGAGCGGGCCGCTGCCGCCCCACCGAAGCGGGTACCCCCCATGACCAGGCAATCTTCGGTTTCACCCGGCGTTGCTCGATTGACAAGCCAACGCGGGGCACGGTAGTCTGGTACACAGATCGAGCCGAACGGCAGCGGGTTACCCTTTCGCTAAGAGACAACCCCGCCGCCAACCAACTCGCCCGATCTGCGCACAATCGTCCTGGCGCCCGAGCTGAACGACCGTGGGTTACCTTTCACTCTGGATGAAACAAGTCACCCCACAGTCACCCCACTTGCCCGGGTTCCTGGACGCGGCACCACTTGCTGGGCCTCGGCCGAGCGAGCTGAACGACCGTCGGTTATCGCCTCTTAAGCGGGTGGTTGCGGGTTCAAGTCCCGCCGAAGGCAGTACGACCGTGAGCCGGTGAACGGACGTTACGACGATCCGACCCGGGCAACCTCACGGCTCCACCTCCCTCGTAGCTCAATTGGCAGAGCACCTAAACACCGGCAGTCACCAACTCGCTCGCTCGGCCGGGACCCAGTTGGTGGACCGCGCGAGCTGAATGAGAGTCGGTTATCTCTTTAGAAAAGGGCCGGTCCGGGTTCGAACCCCGGCGTCTCCACGTGGGGACGTAGTGTAATTGGCAGCACGGTAAACACCGACGATCAACCACCTTGCCCGCGCACCCCAGTCCGGCCCCGATCCGTTTGGCCCCCCCGGCGGATCGGGGCCGGGCCCATCCTCGCCCGATGACTGCGTCATCGAGCCGAATGCTAGGAGATCGACATGAGCAACGCTTTGTCTCGCCACGGCCAGACACACTCGACCCCCCAGACGTCCCCGATCCCGGGCCGCGAGCCCGACATGGTCCAGAACGCGGCGGGCGGCTACGCCTTCGCCAAGGACCTGTTCGAGCGACTCCAGGACTTCCTGATCCTGGGCACCGAGGGCAACACCTACTACGCCGACGAGAAGTCCCGCACCCTGCAGAACGTGCAGGTGGTGCACGACGCGATCCGGGCCGACGGTCTGCGGGCTGTCAAGCTGGCCGTCGAGATCTCCACGGCCCGTCCGGCCCGTGCCGTCAAGAACTTCCCGGCCCTGTACACGATCGCCGCTGCGCTGTGCTCGGACGACCTGGCCACCCGCCAGGCGGCGGCGGGCTCGACCCACCTGGTCGCCCGAACCACCGACCATCAGGCCCACCTGTTCGGCTACGTCAAGTCGATGAAGGGCAAGCCCGGCGGGCGCAACGGCCGGTCCCCGTCTGTCGGCGGTCCCGTGTTCAAGCGTGCCTGGACCAACCTGTTCGTCCAGGACCGGGCCGACGCCGTGGCGTACCGGTACCTCAAGGCCCGGTCCCGCAAGACCGGTGACGGCGAGCCCTTCTCTCCGCGCGACCTGCTGCGCATCGCCAAGCCCGTCCCGAACAGCGAGGTCCAGAGCACCCTGTTCGGCCTGATCTCTGGCAAGGTCAGCCCCATGGAGGCGAGTGGTGCGCTGGCCTCGTGCAAGTCGTTCTATGAGGCTCAGCTGGCCGACACCCCGGCCAAGGCGGTCCGGGCGATCAACGCCTACCACGTCCCGTGGGAGTTCCTGCCCACCGAGGTCCTGAAGCACCCGGAGGTCTGGGAGGCCCTGGTCCCGCACCTGGGCATGACGGCCCTGATCCGCAACCTGTCGCGGATGACCCAGATCGGAACCCTCGGCCCCTTCAAGCGGGCCAACCGCCGGGTGGCCCAGCGGCTGACCGACCAGGCCGAGCTGCACGCGGCCCGGATCCACCCGTTCGACCTGCTGCTGGCCCTGAAGGTCTACGAGTCCGGCGCGGCCCAGCCGAATCTTAAGGCACCGGTCCGCACCTGGGACCCGGTGCCCGAGATCGTCACCGCCTTGAACGAGGCCTACGTCAAGTCCTTTGCGGTCTGCGACAAGATCCCCGGCAACCTGCTGGTGGCCGTCGACAGCTCGGGCTCGATGCAGGGCACGAACGTCCAGCACGGCGGGTCAAATCTGGGGTCGGCCTATCGCATGGCCCTGGCGTTCGGCCAGATCCTGATGCGCACCTGGGGCGGCCAGGTCCACATGGTCGACTTCGACCAGGAGCTGCGCCGCAGCCCGCTGCGGGCCGACATGACCCTGTCCGAGATCAACCGTCTGCACAACGGCCGGGGCTGGGGTACCGACGCCTCGGTCGTGATGCGCTGGGCCACCCAGCACCGCCACTTCGTCGACGGGTTCGTCCTGATCACGGACAACGAGTCGTGGGCCGGGGACCGCCACGCCAGCCAGGCCCTGACCGAGTACCGCCGTACGGTCAACCCCAACGCCCGCGTGATCTGGGCGGCCACAGTCCCGAATGGCTACAGCCTCGGCGACCCGACCGACCCCGGCATGCTGAACGTCCAGGGGTTCGACAGCAACCTGGCCACCCTGGTCTCCTCGTTCATCGGGCCCGCCGTGCGGGCGCCGATGGGGTAGCGCTCACCGCCCCGACTCTCGGCCCCTCCGGTTCCGCCTCCCGGAGGGGCCGAGGCGTACCCGGGGCGGGGGGTGGTGTGGGGCTGGCCGGGGGCAACATCGGCCTTGGGTTGACTCAGTCCCTTGACACACAGGCAACGGTCGCCGTAAGATGGTTGCATGACGACGATCAAGACATGGCACCAGGCCGAGGCCCGGCTGGCCGAGGTGATGCCCGGATTCCGGTCCCGGCCCCAGCAGCAGGAGCTGGGTCAGCGGGTGGCACAGGCGGTCTCCGGCAACTCCGCCCACCCGGTCCTGATGTCTCAGGCCGGGTGCGGCGTGGGCAAGTCCCTGGGCTACCTCATCCCGGCGATCGCTGGCGGCGGGCGCACCATCGTTGCTGTCAGCACCAAGGCCCTGCAGGACCAGCTGATGGGCAAGGACCTGCCGATGCTGCACGACACCCTGTTCCCCGCGCTGACCTTCGCGTCCCTGAAGGGACGATCCAACTACGTGTGCCAGCGGGCGGCCGACAAGAACAACCTGACCGCCGCAGTCACCCCCGGCTCGGCCGGTGAGCGACAGGACCTGCTGCGCCCGGTCGACGACAAGACCTGGTCCGAGATCAGCGTCGACGCCGAGGGCTGCGTGGGCAAGGGCTGCCCGTTCCGCTCGGAGTGCCACTCCGAGCGCGCCCGACAGAAGGCCCTGAATGCCCGAGTGGTCGTGGTCAACACCAGCCTGCTGACCCAGGACCTGCGTCTTCGGGGCATGACCAAGGGCAACGCGTCCCTGCTTGGCGACTTCGACTTCCTCGTGGTCGACGAGGCCCATGAGATGCCCGACATCGTCTCGGGCGGCCTGTCCACCCGGGTCAGTCTGCGCCGGATCGTGGACTGCGCCAGCAAGCTGACCTACCACCTGTCGGCGGACAAGTCCGCTGCCTGGGTGAGCGAACTGGTGGACGAGGCGACCGCCTACTTCGACGGCTGCTCGGCCTGGTTCAAGTCCCAGGACGAGCGCACCCGCACCGCTGAGCTGGCCGAGGAGGACTTCGCCACCCTGGCCCGGCTGTGCACCCTGCTGGACCCGCTGCACAAGGCCACTCAGGACGCCGACTGCTCGTGCGAGCCGGGCGAGTCCCCCGACGGCGAGATCGTCGAGGGCTGCGAGTTCGCCCGCCGTATCGCCTCTCTGGCCACCGACCTCGAACTGTTCGCCCGGTCCGAGGGCTCGATCAACGTGGTCTGGATGGAGCGCACCCGCGCGGGCCAGGTTGCCCTGATGTCCAGCCCGGCCGAGGTCGGCGGATTCCTGGACTCGACCCTGTGGCACCCGAACTGGCGCAAGCCGGAGCGGGGGGAGGGTGGTGTGCCAGTCACCCGGGCGGCTCTGACCAGCGCCACTCTCGCCGTCGGCGGGGACTTCACCTACCTCGCCCGGCGCCTGGGCCTGAAGAACTACGACTCGATGGACGTCGGCACCCCCTTCGACTTCGAGCGGCAGGCCCGGACGTACCTGGCCTCGGCCGACGCCCCGAACCCCTCGAAGGAGTACGGGCGCTGGAAGATGTGGGCCCAGCGCGAGACCACCGCCCTGGTCAACTCGGCTGGCGGGGGCGCCCTGCTGCTGTTCACCTCGACCGCCGCCATGCGCGAGTCCTATGACGCCCTGCGCCAGCGGTTCGCCAACAGGGGCTGGCACTCCAAGATGCAGGGTGACGGCCTGACCAACCGGGAACTGTCCGACTGGTTCCAGCGCGACACCCATGGAGTGCTGTTCGCGACCCGCTCGTTCATGACCGGTGTCGACTTCGCTGGGGACACCTGCCGCCTGGTGGTCTTGGACAAGATGCCGTTCCCCGTGCCCGACGAGCCCGTATTCAAGGCCCGGTGTGCCGCCGTCGACGCCAGGTTCGGCGAGCGCAGCAGCTTCGGCCGGGTCTCGGTCCCCGAGATGTCGCTCGTGCTGATCCAGGCCTACGGCCGTCTGATCCGCACCGTGGACGACACGGGCGTGGTCGCCATCCTCGACCCGCGCATGCGCGCCGGATGGGCCGCCCCGATCCGCAGGAGCCTGCCCCCGGCGCCCGTCGTGGGCTCTTCCGACGACGTGGCGGCCTTCTACGGGACGCTGGCGCTCCGAACGTCCGGGAGGGCCGCGTGAGGGCCCGCGTGGCCGTCCTGGTGGCCGCCCTGGTCTGTGGGCTGCTGCTGTCCGCCGGGGCCTGTGACCCAAGCTGCACCGACAAGGTCCACCCCGTATCCAGCGGTCCCGAGGTCCGCTGCAACTGAAAGTCGGCCGACCGGCCGGGAAGGAGCACCGAATGACCACCGCACGGGAGCTGGCCAGGCTCGAACCCCCGCCCCCCATCGACTACGCGTACGCCACCCGGCGCCGGACCCTGGCCAACCTGATCGCCGACGACCTGGGGTACCGCATCGTCTCGGGTCAGTACGGCGAGGGCGAGGTCCTGGACCTGCCCGGTCTCGAACGCCAGTTCGCCGTCTCGCGCAACTCCATGCGCGAGTGTCTGATCGCGTTGACCAGCAAGGGTCTGATCCTGAGCACCCCCAACACGGGCACGGTGGTCCGGCCCCCGTCCCACTGGCACCTGCTCGACGCCGACGTGGTCCGCTGGATGCAGCTGTCCAACACCCTGACCGAGTCCGGCCGCGACTTCCTGCAATTCCTTGACACCGACCCGTGGGTGACCGAGTCCCTGGCCGGTGGCAACATGTTGGTGGTTCACCTGGTCCGGCTGCTCAAGGGCCTGACGGGACAGGGGGTGGTGTCGGGTGTCGAGTGAGCTTCCGACCGTCTGCACGTCCGGCCTGCTGGTGCTGTGGGCCCGGCACGGACAGGACCGCCCCGTGCTGGCCGAGTCGGTCGAGGTCTTCGGCCGCCCGATGGTGATCGTCCACCGCATGATGAGCGATCAGGCCAAGGTGATCGAGTCCTGTGTCGACGGCTGGCTCGACATGGAGTACGACGCCGACCGCCGCCGACTGACCCTGAATCCGACCGACAAGGGCCGAGACTGGCTGGTCGGCTGGCACGCCCGCCGGGGGGTGCACTCTCCGTGGTCCTGACCGTCGGTGCCCTGGGCGTGGTCATGATGGGCTGCGGCCTGCTGATGGTGCTTCGCGGCACCGACGACAAACTGATCGAACACCCCGTCCTGTTGCTGGCTGGCGAGCTGGTCGGGTTCCTCGCCGTGATTGCGGGCGGCGTGGTGGCCGTCCGCTCTGCCTGAAAGGAATTGGTATGCCCGTTACCGCAAGGGACGTCCTGGGTCCAAAGGACCTGAATTCCAGGTACTTCGACTGCCTGCTGCACCTGCCGCGCGAGCCGTACACCGTGCTGACCCTGCGTGACGCCAACTGGTCTCACCGGGGCCGCTGGCACCTGTCTGGCTCGATGCACGGCCTGGCCGAGGACAGATTCGATCTGGCCATGTCGGACGGCTGCCAGATTCTGTACCAGGACGGATCGCGCGAGTCGGTCGACTTCTACCTGGTCAAGGGCAACCCGATCTATCAGGTCACCGAGGTGCACGGCCGGTTCGGCGTATTCATCAAGGGCGTGCCCCGGTACCCCAGGGGCAAGTCGGAGGAGCGGCAGGCCGGGGTGGAGGTCACCACCCGCCTGGTGCCCGAACTCCACCAGCTGCTGACCAAGTACCTTGGCGAGATCGACATGCAGCGCCGTACCTGGCTGGTCGAGCAGCTGCAGGCCCTGCGCGACCGGGAGGTGGCCGCCAGCTCCGCCCGCCTGGCTCGCCAGTGCGCCGACACCCTCGACCGCCTGAACGACCTGAAGATCCGGGTCGGCGAGGCCGTCCAGGACTGGCACGAGGGCGACGCCCACGACGAGGTGTTCGACCGCATCCAGAAGCTGCTCCACGCCGACGGATCCTGACTCATCAGGACCCTGACGCCAAGGCTATCACCCGGCCCAACCCGGGTGATAGCCTGTCCTTTACACCCCCATTACCGAAAGGCAACCTCATGCGCGAGTTCTGCGCCTTTGTCAGTATGCTGTTCGCGGCCGTCTGCGGGGCGGCCCTCGTCGTCGGCTGGAAGCTGCAGGACTGGCACGCCGCTGTCGTTCTGGTCGAGTGCGCGGCCGTGATGGTCGGAGGGGCGGGGGTGGTGTGGGGCGCCCTGTGGGGAGCTTGCGCTTTGGGCCGACGGGCCATTCTTGCCCGTCGCGCAAGCCGTTAGGTAGTCTGCCCCCATGACCACCCCAGGGCGTCTGTATCAGCCCCTCGGCGACCGAGAACTGCAGATGGTCCGCCTGATGTGTGAATTCGGTTCCGACCTGAAGACCATCGCCGCCGTCATGGGCATCAAGATGACCACGGCCAGATCGATGCGGTACCGGATCGCCACCAAGCTCGGAGCGGTGAAGTCTGGACAGATGGGCGCGGGCTCGTCCAGCTGCCTGATGGTGGCCAATGCGTTCCGGTCCGGGCTGCTGAACGACGTGCCCCCGTTCGCGGCACCCTCTCCCGAGTACGCCCGGGAGAGGGCTGCCAACCCGTACGTGATCCGGTATGGGCGAGCCGGGACCGACATCGAGACCGTCAGCTACTGGCTGACCAGAAGGCCGATGCACGAGGAGACAGACAGTGAGTAGCACACTGGTCGGGGGCGTCGAGCTGCCCGACCTGCCGCCGGGCACCCCGGTGGCGTTCGACACCGAGACGTGCGGGCTGTACGTCGACGGAGACCCCAGCGGGGAGACCGGGGACTCGGGAGCTCCGCCCGCCCGCGTCAGTGCGGCGTCCATCGCTTACCGCGACCCCGAAACCGGTGTCCTGGTCAAGCATGCTTGGGGATTCGACCAGGGCCCGCACCCGGACAAGCAGGGCCGGGCGCTGCGGCCCAGCGAGGGCGGCGGGTTCGAGACCCTCGACGTCGACAAGATGCTGTTGAACCTGGCCAAGGCCAAATTCAACAGGGGCACCAAACCCAGGATCTCGCCCAAGACCGGTCGAGAGCTCAAGACCCGGGACCCGATCCCGTACACCTGGCAGGAGTGCTACGAGGCCATCGGCCTGCAGCACTGGGTCAACCTGCTGAAATGGCTGCGTGACCGGGACCTGATCGTCAACCAGAATTTGAAGTTCGACATGCTGACCACTCACGCCGGAATGCGCGAGGAGCTGGTCCGTCGGGAGATCGACAGCAACCCATCCGTGTGGGACGCGTTCCGGCCGGGTGCGGCCAGCCTGGTCCTGAGCCACCTTCGCCACGGTAAGACCGCCGCGCAGTTCTTCGCCTGCGACCTGGACTACCTGTCCGACGGCGCCACACTGCGCCCGGTCCGGGGATTCTGGGACACCATGTTGGTCCAGGCGATGTTCGAGCCCCTGAAATCGGTGGCCCTGAAACCGACGGCCAAGCGGCTGTTCGGAGTCGACGCCGACCAGGCCCAGCAGGACCTTAAGGCCGCGATGTCCAAGCAGGGCAAGGGCCTGACCAAGCGGTACGACCTGGTCCCCTGGTTCATCATGGAGCCCTACGCCGCCGACGACGCCGAACTTGCGCTGCTGGTCTACGAGTACCAGCAGCAGTGCATCGCCGAGGGAGACCACCCCGAGAACCTCGACTACCACCTGGACCTTGAGTTCGAGCTGATGCGGACCCTGTACCGCATGGAGCGCCGGGGCGTGCCGTACGACGTGACGGGGTCACGCCGTGGGGCGGACAGACTCCGGGCCCGGATGGCCGAGGTCCGCAAGACCCTGCCCTTCGACCCGTCCAAGACCGACGAGGCCAAGGCCTACTACTTCGGCCCGAAGCCCGACGGGCTGGCCCTGGCCCCCCTGAAGGTCACCGAGGTACGCAAGGACCCGTGCCTGGACGAGTCCCAGCTCCGGGTCTGGATGGAGCAGTCCGTTCCGCCGCCGCACGTCGAGGCATATGACGAGTGGTCCCACTGCAACTCGGCCCTGGGCAAGTGGTACCGGGGCTGGGCCGAGCGCACCGGACCGGACGGCAAGCTCCGGTGCGTATTCCGCCAGTGCGCCCAGGACGAGGGCAAGGCGGGGGGGAGGGGTGGTGGAACGATCAGCGGACGGCTGGCCGTGTCCCGTGTCCAGCTGCAGGCGATTCCGCACAACAACCAGCTGCCCAAGCAGGTCGAGGATCTTCCCATCCGTGCCCTGATCGGCGATGAGGACGACTTCGAGCTGTGGGAGATGGACCTGCCGCAGGGCGAGGTCCGGATCGCCACAGCCATCGCCAACTGCTCCGGCATGTGGGACGCGATCGAGCGGGGCGACGACCTGCACGGTGCCAACGCCAAGCGCGTCTGGGACGTCGATGAGGAGGACCCCCGGTACGAGGAGTTGCGCGGCGTCGGAAAGCGAATCACTTTCGGCACCCTCTACGGCGCCGGAGTCACCACCCTGGCCAAGCAGATTCTCGAATTCACCGGGATCGAGTACTCCGAGTCCCAGACCCGAGCGGCCAAGGACGCGTTCGACCGGGCGTTTCCCGAGTTCCAGCGCGCCAGTCGGATCGCCACCCGCCACGCCGACATCGCTGGCGGCGGGCGCGGCTACGTGAAGATGCTGGACGGACGCCGTCGCTGGTTCAGTCCGGACGAGTTCGCCCACAAGGCCTTCAACCAGGTGATCCAGGGCAACCTGGCCCAGACCGGCAAGCTCTGGATGAACGAGGTCGAGCGCAAGCTGCGCGGTACCCCGGCCCAGCTGGTGCTGGCGATCCACGACAGCCTCGTGGTCCGCGCCCCCAAGGGCGAGCAGGGACGGGCCCTGGCCCAGCTGGCCGCCGACATCGGCACCGAGATCCACGAGCGCACGTACTCGTTGCACGGTCGCCACATGCCGTTCCAGATCGACATCAAGCAATGGACCAAGAAGGGTTAGCGATGAGTCAGGCACTCAAGGAGCTTACCGCCGCCGTCAGCCGGGGCGTCGACGAGGCGGTCAGCCAGCACAAGTCGCCCACCCGTGAGCAGATCGTGGCCCAGGTGGTCACCGCCCTGCTGGCCAGCGGTGAGCCGCTGGGCGGCTTCCTGATCGCCCAGGGCCGGGCCCATCAGGTGGTTGAGACCAACCTGCGGGACACCAACATCGACAGCCAGAGCTGGGATGTGTACACCGCGCAGGACGCGGTGTGATCGCCCGCGAGGAACTGGCCGCCCGGGTCGAGACGGCGGTACACCGCTGGCTACCCCTCGGCATGCCGGAGCGCTCGGCGGACTCCCTGGTCAGAGGTGTGGTGGACGCTCTGACGTCCGCCGACGGCAACGGCCTGCTGCTGGCCGGTGGACAGGTGCGCCGGGTCAAGTGCCTGGAGCACGAATTCGTGGACCTGGACAGCGACGGCCATTTCGACGTCTGGAACTTCAGCACCCACCGTGAAGGAGAGGACCAAGCATGACGATGTTCAGGGGTAAGGCGGTCCCCGTGATCCCGCCCGGGGACCACGAGTATCACGGCTGGCAGCAGGACGACCCGGTGTGGGTCGAGGTGCCCACCCTGTTCGGCACCGGCCAGTCCGTGAGGGCGGGGGTGGTGTTGGGCGTGAAGGCGGACCGGGTCCTGGTCGAGTGCGTGGGCGACTCGGGACCGAACAGCGCCGTCAGGTACGTGCTCGACCCGGACCGGCTGTGGAGTCGGGCAGTCGTCGACTTTTCCTAGAGTCAACCCGAGAGGTAGCATCATGGGAACACGCAGTGAGGGGAGGGTGGTGCAGGTGGCGACGCCGGATCCGGTGAACAGGTCGGCTCCGCGTGCGGGTGACCGCTGGGCGGACAAGCACGGGGACGAGTGGCTGGTGTCCTGGTCGGACCAGGGGCCACAGTTCCGGCTGTGCCACGGCGAGGGACCGCCGCCCGCCCGAGCCAAGAACCGTCCGGCGCACTACGTGGTGGCCGAGTACGGGCCGTTGCGGCTGCGCCACCGGGCCGGTCGACAGATCCTGGTCGACGTCCAGCTGGAGATGCCCAAGTGAGCCAGCCGGAAGCAAGCCTGGATGTGGACATCGAGGGGTCCAAGGTGTCCATGACCATCCGGCTGCCCGAGGGTGGAGCCGTCCGTACCATCAAGTTCCACATCCAGCCCTCGGCCGCCGCCGAGCTGGCCATGAAGATCACGAGCGCCGTGGGTGCTATCGCCCAGGTCTCGGCTGACGAGTTGGAGAAATGGGTGAACGCTGGGTGAGGATCTACTACGACACCGAGTTTGTCGAGGATGGGTCGACCATCCGCCTGTTGTCGATCGGGCTGGTTCGCGAGGACGGCGAGGGCAAGTACCTGGTCGTCCAGGACAACGACGCGATGCACCGGGCGGTCCAGCACGACTGGCTGCGCGAGAACGTGGTGTCGAACCTGCCCGTCCGCGTTACCGACCGGGGCCCGGACAGCTTTGGCAACCGATACCACTGGGTGTGGGACGGCGCGCATCCCGACTTCAAGCACGCCGTCTGGAAGCGCCAGACCGTGGCCCGTATCGTGCGCGAGTTCATCGACGCCACGCCGGACCCGCAGCTGTGGGCCTGGTACGGCGCGTACGACCACGTGGCCTACGCCCAGCTGTTCGGCCGGATGGTCGATCTTCCCGACGGGTTCCCGATGGCCACCTTCGACGTCAAGCAGGAGGCGGGCCGCCTCGGTGTGGCCGACAAGCGTCTACACGCCGAGGTGCCCAACCCCGGCCGCGACCACAACGCCCTGCACGACGCGATGTGGGCGATGCATGCCCACGAGCACCTGTTGCGGATCGAGTGCGACCATCACCTCGACCGGTTCGCCAAGCCGTTCGGTTGGGAGTCCTGATGTCCCGGGTGGTCTACGAGTACCGGGGCGAGTACGCCCCCGACACCGAGCCCAAGGACCGGGCCGGATACTTCCGCGCCCTGTTCACCGATGCCGAGGTGCCCCGTGAGGGCGCCCGGGTCCAGTGGCACCTGTCCGGCCAGCCGGAGGGTACGGAGTTCTACGCCGACCAGGTGATCTGGTGTCCGGACGGCAATGAGCCGGGTCTCAGCTTCGTCCACGTGATTCTGGAGAAGTAGCGGTGACCGAGGTCAACTGGCTTACCGACCTGTTCTGGAGCATCGACCCCGGAGAGACGAAGTGCGGGGTCGCTGTCTACCGGGACGGCCGGTGCCAGCTGGCCCTGCGGTCCACCCCGACCGAATGCCTGGACAAGCTGTGGGAACACCTCGGCCTGGACCCGTTGTCCGAGGACTGGCACGCCACGGCCCCCCGGGCGGTGGTGGTGGAGCGCTTTGCCCTCCGGGCGGACCTCGCGGCCATGCAGAAGGGTTCTGAGATGGGCACCTCGCAGATGATCGGGGCGATCCGGTGGATGTGCCACAACCGCCGGGTTCCGGTGGTCATGCAGACGCCCTACCAGGCCCACGCGATCGAGCGCCAGCAGCCGTTCGCGGCCTGGCCGCAACGCCGATTTGTCTCGTACGGCGAGGGCCGCGACGCCAAGATGGCCGAACTTCACGGCCTGTTCAAGATCAGCACCAGTCTGACCGCCAAGCAACGTCGCTCTTGGCACGAGTCAATGGATTGACGCCCGAGCAAAACGGGTGCGATGATGAAATTCCCGGCAGTCCGGCCGGGCAAAGACCAGGAGGGCCGATAGTGAGCGGCAAGCTGTATGTGGTGGTCGGCGGCCAGTTCGGGTCAGAGGGAAAGGGCGCGGTCGCCGGTCGCATCTGCGCCGACCTGGCGTCCATGGGCCGCCGAGTCCTGAACGTCCGTGTTGGCGGCCCCAACGCAGGCCACACCGTGCTGGGCCGGTGCCCGGACGGGTGCGAGGACCAGCACGAGGGCGACCGGCACCCGTGGCGTCTGCGCCAGGTGCCCGTGGCGGCGGTTACCGCCCCGGGTTCCTTGCTGGCGATCGCGGCGGGTTCCGAGGTAGACGAGGAGGTGCTGCGCGACGAGCTGGAGCAGCTCGACAGCGCGGGCTACGAGGCCACCGCCCGTCTGCGGGTCGACTTCTCGGCCACCGTGCTGACCCACGAGCACAAGACCACGGAGCAGGAGCACGGGCTGCAGTCCCGGCTGGGGTCGACCGCCAAGGGGATCGGTGCGGCGCGGGCCGACCGGATCTGGCGCAGCGCCGACCTGGCCCGGGACAGCCTGATGACCGAGGCCCGGTTGGCCTACACCGAGAGGTTGATCCGCTCGGAGCTGCAGACCGGCGCGAGCGTGGTTATCGAGGGCACCCAGGGTTACGGCCTGGGTCTGCACACGGACAACTACCCCTACACCACCTCGGGCGACTGCCGGGCCATCGACTTCATGGCACAGGCGGGGGTGTCCCCCTGGCTGGCCAGCGGGGGCGAGCAGATCGACCTGGCCGTGGTGGTCTGTCTGCGCCCGCACCCGATCCGGGTCGCTGGCAACTCGGGCGACCTCAAGGGCGAGACCACCTGGGACGCGCTGGGCCTGCCCGAGGAGCGCACCACCGTGACCCAGAAGGTCCGCCGGGTGGGCGAGTGGGACGCGACTCTGGCCAAGGCGTCGATCCGCGCCAACGGCGGCCCGAGGGCGGGGGTGGTGTGGGTGGCGCTTACCATGATGGACAGCGTCGACCCGACGCTGGCCGGACAGGACCGCGTACAACACGGCCTGAACTGGTCGACCGAGCCCAAGGCCGCTCGCGACCTGATGACCGACCTGGCCCTGCCCGGGTCCCACCTGGCCTACATCGGAACCGGGCCCGACACGGCCCTCGTCAACTCGGAGATGTACCGATGACCGACACCGCCGAAGAGATCGAGATTCCCGAGGAGCTGGCCGCTCCCCACACCACCGTCGTGGAGTCGGCGGGGACTGACTCTGGGGTCTTCCCGGCCACGACGGGCACCCGGGAGGCCCCGGCGTCCCGTTCGGGGGCCCACGCCCTGGTGCTGCCCCGCTCGCCCTTCCTCGACCCCTCCGTGGCCCCCGGGTTCCAGGAGTTCTCGGAGAAGTGGCTGGCCGAGGTGATCCCCATGGTCGAGTCCAAGGCCCGCGAGTACGGTTCGAACAGTCTGCGTGCCAAGGGCGACCGCTACGCCCGCGCCCAGGGCCGCGCCGTTCCTCAGGCCGAGGCCCTGGAGCTGGCGTGCTTTCAGTATCTGGCCGAGAAGTTGGACCGGGTCGAGGATGCGGCCCTGCGCAACCAGCCCGCCAGCGGCGACACCCTGAAGGACCTCGCCGTCTACGCCCTGATGGCACTCTACATTCGCCAGACCGGTCACTGGCTGTGACCCGAAAGGCCCCGGCGGCCCCGTCCCCGGCCCACCTGCTGCAGATCCCGCCGACACCTGCCGCGCAGCTGTCGACGGGTCTTAGCTGGCTGGCCGTGGTCACCCGGGGCCGCCTGTCCGACAGGGTCATAGAGTCGGCCCTGGCCCACCAGCGCCAGGTCCGCACCGAGCCCGCCGTTCTTGTGGCCGCCGCCGTCCAGTTCCTGGTCGAGGGCGCCGACTCCGAGCCCGACCAGCTCAACCGTTTCTGGCACATCGCCGACCAGATCAGCGCCCGCGAGCGATGCCGATACCTCGGCCTTGAAGAGAAAGACTTGACATGAGCAGACTCGCCTACGTGGCCGGGCCGATCGACCAGGCCGACGGCCGGATCACCAACCCCAGCTGGCACTGGGTCAACGCGAGGGCCGGGGTCCAGCGCGATTTGAACAGCCTGGGCTACGACGTCTTCCGCCCGGACCGGGCCTGGCGGCCCGGTCCGAAGTCCCACGCGATCCAGACAGCCAACAACGCCGTGATCGACGTGTCGGCGGCCGTGGTGGCCGTGCTGCCCGCCGGAGTCCCCACCCTGGGCACTCCGGTCGAGATCGAGTACGCGCTCGCCCGCAAGATCCCGACCCTGATCGTGACCAACATCAGCAACTCGGTCCAGGTGGACAGCTGGGTCCAGCGCGGGGCCCTGCACGCCACCCCGTCCACCGTGGGGGCCGGTCTGCTCGACCTGCAGGTACGCGCCCGCAAGCGCGAGGCCGAGTACGCCCAGGTGCTGGCCATGAACAATCTGATTCTGCGTGAGACCAGGGGTGCGCCCTCTCTGGTCTTCGAGCGGGCCGAGCTGAAGTGGAAGGACTACGACCCGGCGGACGGTATCGACCTGCTGCCGACGCGCAGCTATCGTGACGACGCGGGTCTCGACCTGTTCGTGGCTGAGGACTTCACGGTCGAGGGCTACTCGTTCGCCGACGTCCCGTGCGGCGTCAAGGTCGATATCCCGGCCGGGCACTGGGCGCTGATCACCGGCCGGTCCAGCACGTTGCGCAAGCGCAGCCTGCTGGTCAACCCTGGGGTGATCGACGCCGGGTGGACCGGGGAGCTGTTCGCCGGGGTCCAGAACATGAGCGGCGAACCGGCCATCGTCAAGGCGGGGGAGCGGCTGGCCCAACTGATCCTTCTGCCTGCGCCCGTGGTGGGGTACACTCCCGTCTGGGGCCGTGTCCCGGAAAAGGAGCGGGGCGAGCGAGGATTCGGCTCGTCCGGGGTTTAAGGAGTTAACATGCTGAACAAGAGCGGCGGGTCGTCCCACGATCCCCGGGTCAAGCTGCCCGCACCGATGTGGGAGGGGGGCGGGGTGGTGTCGCGGATGGCGTGCAACGCCTGCCGGACCAACCCCGACAGCGACAAGCGCCGGGACACCCGGATGCGCACGTTCCAGGTCAAGGGTGGTCCGGCGCCGGGCATCTACCGGGCCTGCCCGAGGTGCGACCGGGCGACAGGTTGACCGGCCAGAACCGTTAAACAGTTTAACCGACCACCCTCTCGGGGGATCGTTCGCCACCCGCCCCCATTGTCAACTTGACAATGGGGGCGTCGGCGTGTAGAATGGTTCTTGTCAGGCGGTCAAGGGACCGCCTCCCAGACCCGAGGAGCCCGAGATGGCCGCCACCAAGACCGCCAAGAAGTCCGCCGCCGAGACCCCCGAGGCCCAGAAGATGCACCCCTGCGCCTGCCAGAATTACGAGATCGAGATCTGGACGGGCGACGTCCCCGAGGGCGCCGACCCCGGCGACTACCTGGATCTGGTCGGCACCGACTGTGTCAGCGAGACCGCCAGCGACTTCGCTCCCGGCCACGACGCGAAGCTCAAGTCGCTGCTGATCCGGGCTGGCGCCGAGGGCCACGCGGTCCGCCGGAACGAGGAGGGCATGGCCGTGAGCGGCGACCCGGTGGGCATGGCTGGTGACTTCAACTTCGAGTACATGGTCAAGAAGGGCATCGAGCGGGCCGTGTCCCGGGTCAACGCCCAGCGTGCCAAGAAGGAGGCGGCGGCCAAGAAGCGGGCCGACAAGGCCGCGAAGAAGGTCGCCGACAAGCTGAAGATGGACCACGAGGGCACCGAGGCGGCCCGTGAGGGCGCCCTGAAGCAGGCCCGGCAGGACCTGGGCCTGACCGACGAGGAGACCCCGGCCCAGGTCGTCGAGGAGGCCCGCGAGCAGGCCCTGGAGACCGCCCGCGAGGAGCTGAACGTGCAGCCCGAGGCGGTCCCGACCGACGGCGCCGTCACCATCAAGGTCGGTCGCTGGACCTACGAGGCCGTGATCGACACCAACGACAACTCGGCCCACTACAGCAGCGGCAACGGCGTCGCGAAGGTCGCCCCCGCCGGTAAGTACCAGATCGTCTGACCGCGACCGACCGGCCGGGTCGGGGGCGGGCTTCCCGAGGGGGGAGGTCCGCCATCCGGCCCAGTCGGGCGGTTCGTCCGGCTGTCCCCGCGCGGTCTCGACCGGGCCCGCGCCCACCCCAGGAGGTTGCAGTGTCGCAGTCCACCATCACCGCGTTCCGGTTCTCCCGACAGGACCTGGGCACCCTGCTGGCCCTGACCCGCCTGCAGGCGGACACGCTGGCCGAGAACGGCCAGCTGCAGGCCAGTTCGCACCCCGCCGCCCTGGCCGACCGGCTGGAGCTCGCGCTGGCGCACGCCGCCCGCAACAACTGCGACCAGATGGTCCTGTACTGACGCGCGGGGCGCGCCAGTGGGGAACCAGAATTTGCACAGGGATTGACGGGGCGTCAGGCCCCTGCTGTAGTGGAGTTAGAAAGGGCATGACACACAGACACGCCCCCCGTGCCGACGCGGGGGGCGGGGAGGCGGAACCGATGAGCAGCACCACCCCCGACGCGAAGGTCATCCGCGTTGCCGACCGCGTAGTGTGGTTCGACGCGCGCCAGACGAGGTACCTGACGGGCAAGGTCCTGGAGATCGGCTATGGGTGGGCTCGGTGCCTGCCCGGCGGCAGCCACCTGGACCTGGCCCAGCGGGTGAACCTGGACGACATCCAGGTCCGCCAGCCGGTGATCTACACCGGTGATGTTGTGGCGCTGGCCACGTTTACCGGACGCTTCGACCCCGAGCGGGAGCAGGGGGTGGTGCAGCCGGTCCGACTGGGCGACGGCCTGGGCTGGTACAAGGTGTCCTGGGAGAAGATCAGCCAGCCGACTCGCCACCGGTCCTCGGACCTGCTGCGGGTGCCCATCGTCCACCAGCACCCGGGGGTGCAGGAGGCGGCCCGGCTAACCGACGACACCGGCCAGCTGCTGGACCGGTTGATGGGCCGGACGGGTGTCCGCCCCGGCCGCGCCCAGCCCGTGTGAGGCGGACGGGGTCCGCCTCGACGCCCGTTGCCCCCCTGTTGAACTTGACAGGGGGGCAACCCTGTGGTTGAATTTTCTCAGAGGGGCCGACCGGCCCCTCCGCCAAAACCGGAGGTCAAGATGATCAAGTCCGCCACCCGCAAGATGACCGCGATGGGCGTCCCGCAGGAGCGCACGGAGTACCGCCTGGTCAAGGGTGCGACCCGCCGGGTGAACGTGACCCACTGGCTGGCCAAGGCCGTCGGGCAGGACGTCGAGCACGAGGCGGGCACCGTGGTGCTGCTGCTGCAGGTCGGGCAGAACCTGAAGACCAAGAACCTGGCCAAGGTCGTGCTGGCCCCGGCCGACGCCACCCCTGAGCGCATCGAGGCCGAGGCCGCCGCCCTGCTGGGGTGAGGCTGGTACCTCGCCCCGACCCGCCCCACTGTCAAACTTGACAGTGGGGCAATCCCATGATTTAATGGCCCACCGACCCCCGGTCTTCGGACCGGGGGTCGAGTTGTGTCTGGCGCCCGGTCTGCGCGCAGCGTAGACTGGACCCATGGCCGGAACGCGACCCACCTCGGGCAAGCAGTACCAGTCGCCCGCCGACGAGGGCACGCCGGGCGCCAGCACCTACACCCCGCCCGGCGCCCCGATGTCCATCCTGAACAACAGCTACGCCCCCCAGGCCACCTCCGAGGCCGCGACGGACAGCCGTCGGGCGGACCCCACCCCGTCCTCTCTCGGCGACCGGAAGGCCCCTTCCGTGCCCGCGCCGGGGCAGCGGGTGGTGCACCGCACCAGCGGCCAGCACGGGACCGTGGCGGGTCACGCCGGACACGGGTACTCGGGCACGGCGGTCCCGCGTGTGACCTGGGACGGCGAAGAGGCCAGCTGGCCCCAGGGCGTGTCCGCCAACGCCCTGTGCCCCGAGGGGTCCCACCCATCGGACCTGCAGCAGTGGGGCGGTCCCGTGGGCACGCCCCCGTCGGCTGGCGCCGGGTCGGACAGCCCGGCCGACTACACCCGGTCGGACGGCGCGCTGTGACCAACCCCGATTACACCCCGGGGGACGCGCCGCGTGTGCCCCGCAGCTCGACGGACGCGATCCCGCAGTCCCTGGACGGCGTGGGCGAGACCTCGACCCCGGCCATCGGCGCCCACGTCAGGCACCGCCTCAGCGGAGCTGAGGGGCTGGTGGTCGGCGTGCACAACGACCCGTACGTCAAGGACCTGACGCACGGCATCGTCGAGTGGACCGGCGACGGCGACGGATTCGGCCAGGGCTACTCCAACACATCGCTGACCAAGTTCTGAGGTAAACGTTTTGAGTGAGAAGCCACTGACCGGACAGCGGGTCCTGTACTGTCTGACCCAGCAGGACGCCGAACGGATCGTCCAACTCAGGGACCAGGCCGACCAGGTACTGAGTGGACAACGCGGCAACTACGTGGCCGAGGGCCAGTACTTCGCGGCGGACGTGGTCCAGACGTTCCTGGGAAACCCGGACGGCCGGGCCAATCTGCAAGTCCGGCTCGACGGCCCCGACTCGTACTGGGTCACCAGCGTGCCATTCGGCCAGGGTCCGGGCACCTGGCGGCGGACGGCGTTCTGATGGCTGTCGAAGCGCGGTTCGTGTGCACCGGCCAGCAGGTGGTCGACCAGGCCAGCAGCCAGGTCCGGCTGATGGCCTCGACCGACGGGCGCGACAACACCGAGTGGGCGCCCTACACCCCGGCGGGCACGATCGACCTGGTGATCAACGGCCCGGCCGGGCACGAGTTCGTCCAGGGGGGTCGTTACGCAGTGACGATCCGGCGGCTGCCGGACGACGAGCCGCCGCAGACCACCTGACCTCCGACGACAACGCACCGCCCCCCGGCCGAAACCGGGGGGCGGTGGTGTAGGGTGGGCGACGTCGGTTCCGCCGACGTCAGCGGCTGATGTGTGCCTGGTCGAGCCACTGGCAAGCGTACTGGGACCCCTGCCTGCAGTCGTCCTGCTTGCTGGTGGCGAATCCGTCGTTGTAGTCGGTGACCGTCCCGTCGGGGCGGTCCGAGACCAGGATCAGCAGGACGGCGAACAGGGCGCCGACCAGCACGACGGGCAGGATCCAGTACCAGTGCTTGAACATGTTGACCTCCGGTGTTTTTGAAGGGCCGCTCCCCGGGCTGGGGAGCGGGTGATGTGGACGAGGCTGGTCCCCGCCAGCCTCAGTCGGTGTAGTGGGCCTTCTCGGCGGCGGCGACCCCGCGCCAGTAGTCGGAGATCCACTGGTGGTGGAACTCCTGGTCCAGGTCGGCCGGGGGCCGCAGAAAGTCCTCGTGCGGGTCGTTGCCGTCGGCCAGCACGGCGGCGGCGTGGTTCAGGCCCTTGCAATAGGCGTTGACCACGGCGTCGGCCAGGTCGCTGGCGGCCGACTCCAGCTCGTCGTAGATGTTGTGGTCCTCGGAGTGGCGCGCCGACCGCATCGTCGCGAGGATCTCGCCGAGCCGCTCGGCGCTGATGTTGAGCTCCATTGTCCGACCTCCGGTGTCCGGGGCGGCGGAGCCGCCCTCTGAAAACCAGTCAACCATACACTTGACCCCCTGTCAAGTTTGACAGGGGGTCGGCGTGACTCGCGGAGCGCGTCACGCCAGGTCGGCCCACTGGTTCAGGAACGCGGCGGCGGCGTCGCGGTCGTACTCCTGGACGGCCCGGTCGATCGAGTCGGTGTGCTTGGTGCCGCTGGCCAGCAGCCGACGGCACTCGCGCACGGCCACCTCCAGCATCCGCAGCAGCTGGGTGTCGTCAGCCTCGTCGGCCATCAGCTGGTAGATCTTCAGGTCTGCCTGGGACCGCAGCAGCGAGGCCAACTGGCTGACGGTCAGGCCCAGGCCCTCGGCCAGCTTACCGGCCAGCAGGGTGTTGACCTCCTCGTTGTTGGTGACCACCCGGCGGGCGGTCCGGCGAACCGAGTGGGCCAGGAACTCGCGGTTGCGGGCGGTCTCCGCTTCCCGGGCGGACTTGCGGTCCATGGCGTCGGTGACCGCGTCGGCCAGGCTCTGCAGCAGGGCGGCCGACTCCTGGTCGTTGGCGTCGCCGCTGGCGGACGACAGGACGCTGGCGAGCTGCTGGGCCAGTTCGGGGGTGAGCTCGATCATCTTGACCTCCGGTCGCTGGGAGCGACCGGGCTGGTCGCTCTCACAGGGAAAGTCAACCACAGGGGTTGTCCATACGTCAAGTTCGATGTTGGCCGGGGAGTCCCAGTATGGTGCGGCAAAGCCGCCCCGTGCTACGGTGGTATCACCGCCCGGAGCGGCGGCCCCCACCAGGGGCGACAGCCGGGGAAGGTCCGAGCGGAAGTGCCGCCGGAGTCGAGACGCAGAGTTGGGTTAGCTACCTGCGTCGAGCTTCGACAGGCACGCGCGGCGGCGTCGGGAGACGCCCCGCCCAACGCGCGATAGAGCAGCTCGGTCAGCTCGCCAGCCTCATAAGCTGGAGGTCGAGGGTTCGAATCCCTCTCGCGCTACGACCAACCGTGGGGCGAACACGTATCGCCCGTCGACGTGGAGCGGGCCGCAGTGTCGGCTGTGGCCCCCAGATCGACGGACCGACGCGTTCCACCCTGTTCGCTGGTCGACGTGTGGGGCCTGGCCGGTTCGGACGGCGGGCCGGGCCCACACACACGGGTCGATAGCTCAAATGGTAGAGCCGCGTAGTGGCGCGCCTGGTGACCTCCGGAAGCGAGCCTGCACGCGTGTGGTGGTTCGATCCCACCTCGACCCCCGGCGCACGTGGACGGATGTCCGCGCGCCCGGCTGCCCCCGAGACTGGGGGCCGGGTCTGTCACAACCCGGCACACCTAAATCGGCCAGCCGTCGACGGCCCGAGGTTGTGGTCCAACCAGCCTCGGGCCGCCGTGTCGGCACAGCCGACGCGGGGGCGTAGCTTAAAGGTGAAAGCAGCTGTCTTATACACAGCCGAGTATGGGTTCAAGTCCCGTCGCCCCTACCCCGTGTATGTCAACGATTTAAAGGTTGACACGAAGACAATAGCCGTGCAAGAATTTGGGTCATGCAAACCGACATAGAGACGCTGGTGTGCCGCGCACAGGATGGGGACGCGGAGGCGTTCGGACGGGTGTACGCGGCCACAAGAGGACTGGTCCGGGGCCGGATAGCGATCAAGCTGCGCCGGGCCACGGGAAGGGCCCCGGAAGACCTTGTGGAAGACCTGGCCGCCGACGTGTTCGTCAGCGCGTGGCGGTCCTTGGGTCGGTACAGCAACCGGGGCGCCAAGTTCGAGGCGTGGCTGACCACGATCGCCAACAACCGGGTGCTGGACCACCTCAAGTCGCACCGCACCCGGTTCGAGTTCCTGGTGCCCGAGAACGAGGACGGCGAGATCGAGCTCGATCAGCCCGCACCGGAGGTCCACCAGCCGGACAGCCGGGCCGTGGCCAAGGACGAGTGGGCCCGCGCCCTGGCAGTCCTGGGCCAGCTGACTCCGACCCAGCGCGAGGTGCTGCTGCGCCGGTACTACCTGGACCAGCCGGTCGAGGACGTGGCGACCGCCCTGGGCGTCAAGCCCGAGTCTATAAAGTCCATGAGCCTGCGCGGTGTGAAGTCCGCCCGGCGCCTGCTCGACAACGCCTGACCCTGTCCGCCCAGTAGCCCCGTCCGACCGCCGGGGCTACACTGTTGTCTATGGACACTGCCGAATCCAGCGCGTACACCGACTATCTCGGCTCGATGAACCCGGGTGGCTGGTACGAGCGCCAGCCGGGTACGCACCCGGCCGACGGCTCGCAGGGCGTACCGGGTCTGGCCGCCCTTCCTGCGGAAGGAACGGCTGTGCGGCACGCCCGGTCGGGGGAGGGTGGTGTGGTCACGGGGTACGCGGCCAATGCCCACACGGGCGAGAGGCTGCCGACCGTGCGCTGGCAGGGCCAGCCCGCCGCTGGTTTCACCAGCGACCAGGGATACTCGCTCGATTCGCTCACCAACCCGTGACCGTGGCGGGGCCACGGTCGACGTCAGGAGTTCAACATGGTTGTGTTCTGCTATTGGGTCGCCGTGGTCAGCTTCTTCGTCGCCCTGGTGCTGTGCCTGGTCGCGCCCGCGCCGCAACCGCCCCGCTGGCACTGGGCGACGTTCGTGTGCTTGGGGCTGCTTGCCTGGGCCGTGGCGGTGGCGGCCAGCGCAAGCCACCTGGTATCGTAGCCACACATGCGGCAGGGACCGCCCTTGATGTGACAGCCAGACCGGGCGGGTGGGATTTGTCACCCAACCCGCTGCCGCCCTGGGCGGACCGAACCGAACGTACGGCGTAAGTAGGACGTCCAGGTTTTGAGGGCGACAGGCCGTGCGCTGGCCTAAGGTAGAGCGCCGTCGGATGAGATCCGCCGACGGTTGCCGGGAAGCCGCGCCCGGGGTAGGCCCCGGGTGAAGCCAGCGCGCGGCCTGCCGCATACTTGTCGGCTGCGCCGCCCTCGACCAGCGTGTTAACCTGGCGGCATGACTATTGCCCACCCCTCTCCGCCTGAGCCGGGGCGTGTACCTACCTACCCGTGGGCCGAGTGGCTCAACGGCAGGGAATGGACGCTGACGCGGGGGCGCGACTACTGGGATGAAAACAAGATCATGGCCCGCCGGATCCGTGGCGCGGCCAACAACCTGCGGATCCCGGTCGTCATCGACGACTCGGACTCCCGATTCCTGCGCGTGAAGGCGATGCCGCGTGGCGACTGATGACCCGGAGTTCAACCGGGCCGCCCTTGCCCGACGCGAGCGGGAGAAGGACGAGAACCGCCGTCTGACGCTGCAGGCCCTGGAGCTGCGCAAGAACGGCATGTCGTTCCGCGAGATCGCCGAGATCCAGCACTGCAACCCCCAGACCGCCGCCCGCCGGTATCGCAAGGGGTGCAAGCAGTACCTGCCGCAGGAGCTGGTGGAGTCGGCCCGAGCCACCGAGCTCGACCGGTTCGACGCCCTGACCCAGATCAACATCTCGTTGATCGCCGAGGCGTACAAGGCCCGCGACATCGACACGCTGCTGAAGCTCGAAGACCGCACGCTGGCGATCCACGACCGACGCAAGAAGTTGATCCCGATGGAGGTCCCGACCACCATCAAGCTGGACCAGACGATCGAGACGGTTACCGACCAGGACAGGGAGCTGGCCGCGTTCCTGGACCAGCACGAGGCCGAGGTGGAAGCGGAGATCCGCCGGATCCGAGAGACTGCCGCGCCATGACCGCCTCCCGATTCGACCGGTACTACGGTCCGGCCATCTTCGGTGCCTTTGACGGCGTGGTCACCGTGCTGGGCGCCGTGTTCAGTCTGACCCACGACAGACACGCGCTGATCCTGTCCGGCGTCGGCCTGGCCGCCTCGGGCGCCGTGTCGATGGGCGCGGGTGAGTACCTGTCCGACAGCGACGCCGGGCTGGGCGCCAGCGCCGTCATCGGCCTGACCACCGGAGCGGGCACGCTGCTGCCCGTCGTGCCGTACATGGCGGACATGCCGCTGGCCACCTTCACCTCGATCACGCTGTGCCTGTTCGTCGCCGTCGGGATCAGCTGGGTCAAGTCCCGGACCGACCGGGGCACAACGCTGTTGCGCGCCGCTGCCCAGACGCTGGGCATTCTCGGGTTGGCCACCGCGTTCATCCTGCTATGCGCGTGGGCAACCGGTGCGGTAGGGTGACCGGGTGTCTGGAGAGATCGATAGCCGAGCAGCCAACGAATTTCTGACCAACGCGGTCGACGCCTACATCGAGCAGATGGGCTGGAAGGTCGAGGACATGGCGCTGACCGACGTCATGGCCGTGTTCGTCCGGCGCGGCTGGGCGCCGGACGGCGGAAAGACCCTGATAAACGCCGTGTGCGTGACCGACACCAGCGCCATCATGGCTCTGGGCATGGTCAAGTTCGCCGAGCTCAAATTCGACTCCATCGCCCGCCAGGGGTTCGAGGCACCCGCCGACGAGGAGGACTGAAGTGCAACAGGCCAACCCGACAACTCCGGCGCATGCGGGGGCGGGGGTGGTGTCCCCGCTGTGGCGACGCGACCCGGTACACGGCTGGGAGATGGTCGAGCATTCGCTCGCCAGCCCGTCCCCGACCGGAGAGGTCGCCTACTTCTTCGACGTCCTGTCGCCGCATACGCTGCCCGTCGATGCCGAGGACGGGCCGCCCATCACGTTCAACAGTCTGATCGGCCGGGCCGCCATGCACTACCTGATGGCCAGCGCCATGGGCCGCAGACTTGAGATCTCCGACGGCCCGTATCTTCAGGTCCTCGAAGACGATGGGGCCGTACCCCCGGGCTGGGTCGTGCTCAGGGCGGTCTTGTGGGCCGACGAATTTGACCTCGTGGTGCCGACCGAGGAGGCGACGCTGTGACCGGCCGAGTGGTTACCGCTCCGGCCGCGCACCTGGTGGGCGTGCGGGCAGCTGACGGCGGTTTGCTGGTCGGGCACACCGCCTGCTCCGGCCCGTGGGTGTTCGTGCCCAACATGCCGGGACAGGACCACGCGCTGGCCATCGACATCGCTCAGGCGATCATCGCCCACCAGTGCCCGCCCGGCGAGGGCGACCACGGCCAGGAGGCTGAGCGGGCGGGGGTGGTGTCGTGAAGCAGCGTGCGGGAGACCAGCCGTTGCCCGTCGTGAACGACGGGCCGTGCATTCAGGACCTGGTGACAGCCGACGTCGAGCAGCGCAAGCAGGTCGGGATCGAGCGGTACGGCACGCCGCTGCAACCGTTCAACGGCCGGGACGCGCTGCAGGACGCGTACGAAGAGGCTCTCGATCTGGCGACGTATCTCAAGCAGATGATCGTGGAGCGGGACAAGGTGCGGGCCGTGGTCAACCACCCGGCGGCCCTGGCGAAACGGCTGCGCGACAGTGCCTGAATATGAGTCCCTGGAGGACCAGCACGAGGACGAGGGAGTCTACGCGTGCGAGGGACTGAAGGCGGGCGAGGGCTGCATCAGCGGCAGCATTTACGGGTACTGCGGCAACTCGAACTGCGACGGGGTGTGCCTCGACGCGTTCGGGTACTGTCCGTGCCGCTGTCATGTCGGTAACGGACTTCCTCCTGAGCCGAAGGTAAAGCCATGACCGAACCTCCCGCCCTTGACCCCGACCTGCTGACGATGCGCCGGGCCGTGGCCCAGGTTGTGCAGCTCAACGACCCGCTGATCTGGGAGACTCTCGGGCTGCCGCTGGCGCAGACACTGGCCCAGATGGAGGGCTCGCTTCTGTCCGGCCAGCCCGTAGAGATCCCCGAGGCGCAGCGGTACGTGGCCGAGAACATCGACGCCGCTATCGTCTCGTTCCGCCTGATCAAGGAGTTGCACAGTGCCTGACCAACGTCTTGACGGCACCCGGGTGACCACCCTGGTGCGTCAGAAGTTTGCTGCCATCAACCACGTAACAGCCGACATGCTGGACGGTGCTGGGGTAGACATCATCGAGGACATGATGTCCGACCAGTTCGTGGCCCGGCTGTCCACGGACGTCTACGGCGAGAAGCTGGTCCCGCACGAGGCCAGCCGGACCGTCGAGTTCCCGACGACCTGGTGGCAGATGTTCCGGCGAGAGCACGCGGGGGCGTGGTGGATGCGCTGGCACGTCAAGCGCTGGCCGCTGCGGCTGGAGCAGGTCGTCTTGACGGCCGTCTGGGACAACTATGTGCTGTACCCGTGGGCCGACCTGCGCGGATTCGTTCCGCCGACTCTCGGCAACCCGGTTCGCCAGATCATGCCACCCGTGATCCGGGTCGAGATGCCGACCTCGTTCTACCGACCGGACAGCCAGTGGCAGTGACCGAACCGCGCGACTGGTACACCGCCGGTAAGCTGCTGTGGGCCCTCGGACAGGAACGTGAAGTTCCCGACAAGATCCTGATCCACCCGGCCGACCGGCACCGGCTGCTGCAGCGAATCCGCCCTCACGAGACCGGCTGGGACGGACAGTCCGTGTTCGGCGTGCCGCTGGAGACCCAGCTGGAGCGTCCCGAGCACGTTGCCGAGCTGGTGTTGCCCGGCCACCGCTGGGTGCCCGTGATCTTCGACCCGATCGACTTCCCGGAGCCCATTCCCCTCAAGGTGTTTCCGGACGGCAGGGCCCTGGCCGAGTGGCGCAGTCGGCACGTGCTCACCTGGTCGGGCACCTACTGATGTGGCCGTTCCGGCGCCGGGGGCGGGTGGTGCTGGTCGAGCCGGACCCGGCCATGGCCGAATTCAACCGGGACGACTGGCGGGTCAGCCTGTTCAACTGCGAGGTCTACGTACCGAACGGCGTCGGACTGTGGGATCAGGCGGTATTCAGGCACGCGGGCGGGTTCTGCTCCGAGCCGATGTGGTACGACGAGGTGGCCCGTCGCGAGGACCTGGGCACGCTGTGGCCGCACCTGGAGTCGCAGCGTCAGCTGGCCGAGGCACGGTGGCGTCACGCCAAACGCCGCGCTAAACTGATCCCGTGAGTGCGCGTCGACCTGTGGGGTCCGCCGACGGTGTGGGTGGGAGCAATTCGAACGCTCCCACCCGCGACCGCATGTCCAAGGGCTGGCCGATGGACGTAGGCTCGTCCGGCCCGCCGTCCGCGCCCGCCGGTATCAACGCCCGAAGCTCGGGCAACCCGACCACGGTGCGTCCCGCCAGCGCGCTGGACTACCAGGCGTACGCGCAGACCCCGACTCAGCACGTTGTTGTCCACAACAACACACCCGTGGGCTACGTGCACCAGTACACCGACCCCGGCCACGGCCCATTGTGGGCGGCCACGCTGGCCGACCACGTCCACGCGCTGAACACCCACCGGCCCAAGACCCAGCCCGGTTTCGTCGAGCCGACCGACGCCGCCCAGCACATCGCCGACGCGCACCGGGACGTGGCCCAGATCGAGAACGTCGGCAGCTGGCGCCCGGTCCTGGGCGCCGGGCCGAACATGCCAGGGCACTGAGGGCAGGGGTGGTGTAGGTGGCCGAGGACAAGAAGGACCACGGCGGAAAGTCGCCCGGACCGATGCACAGCAAGGCCCAGTGGCGATTCTTGATGGCGACGCACAAGACGTTTGCTCACAGGTGGGCCCACCAGGTCGAGGCCGAAAAGGGTAAGGTTACCGGATACCGCAGCCTGCCCGACCGCAAGGGCGTCAGAAAGAGGTGAGTCTGTGACCGCGCTGGTTCCCGCCGCCGGGTGGATCGGACTGGTCAAGATCGATGGGTTCGTAGGAGAGGCCATCCGAATCGCCCAGTGGCTCAACGGCGACGGATTCAAGGATTACGAACACGCGTTCGTCATGGTCGACGGCCAGACGCTGGTCGAGGCGGAGCCGGGTGGTGTCCGGACCGCTGTGCTGACCGAGTACCAGGGACGCGAGGTTCTGTGGATCCCGTGCCCGCCGCAATACGCCGCCGCCATGGTCTCGGCCGCCCTGGCGTACGTTAAGATCCCGTACTCGTACACCGACTACGTGGCGATCGCCGCTCATCACCTCGACCTGGACCCGCTGCACCTGGCGCAGTTGGCCGTCAGTAAGTCCGGGCATGTGATCTGCAGCCAGATGGCTGCCGCGTGTGCGGCCAAGGCAGGCTGGCCGCTGATCCCGGACCACGAGTGGCCCGGCTACATCACCCCTGCGAAGCTCACCCGGTGGGCACCGAGCCCGCCGGTGCCCCAGCTGGTCGCATGACAGCCACGCTGGACCAGCAGGCCACCGGAGATACCTCCGGTGGCCAGAACGGGGTATTCCCGACCCGCATCATCTCCGCCTCGGAGTCGATCGGGTTCTTGGACGGCGAGACGTCCGAGACCTTCGACTGGAAGTCCTACGTCCGCAGCAGGGACAGGCGGTGGAAGGGCGAGAGCCTGTTGCACCCCAGCGGCAAAGCCAGCCGCGAGGTGATCCGCCAGTCGTCCCGCTTTCGTCGGCTGCAGACCCGGCGCGACCCGATGCTGTTTGCTCTGGTGTATCTGCGCGACCACCTGCGCTCCGAGGCTACCGGAGGCGAGATCACCATGTGCGACGCTCACATCGACTGGTGCAAGCAGGCCCTCGAATGGATCCGCCGATCCAGCCGACCACGTGAGAAGCGCGATGTCTACGTGGCCCCGCGTGAGCTGGGCAAGTCGACCTGGTTCTTTTTGATCCTGCCGCTGTGGGCCGCCGCCCACGGGCATCGCAAGTTCATCGCTGCCTTTGCCGACGCCGGTACACAGGCTGAGATGCACCTGCAGACATTCAAGAACGAGCTCGACACGAACGCCCTGCTGCGCCGGGACTATCCCGACCTGTGCGAGCCCGCCGTCCGTGACCGTGGCATGACCCTGTCCGACACCAAGGGCCTGACCATCCGCAAGTCCGGATTCGTCTTCGGTGCCCGTGGCGCGGACTCGAAGACCCTCGGCATGAAGGTCGGGCACCAGCGGCCCGACATGCTCATCCTCGACGACATCGAGCCGGGCGAGGACCAGTACAGCGAGTACCAGGTCCAGGGCCGTCTGACCACGATCATCGACGTCATCTTTCCGCTGTCCGAGTACGCCCAGGTCGTGATCGCCGGAACAGTGACGTTGCCCGGCTCCATCATCCACCAGCTGGTCAAGTCTGTGACCGAGCCGGACGAGGAGCCCGCCGAGTGGATCCGCGAGCAGAATATGCGGGTGCACTACTACCCGCCGGTTATCGCGAACGACGACGGCACCGAGCGTTCGATCTGGCCCTCGAAGTGGCCCATCGAGTTCCTGCAGGCGATCCGCCATACCAGGTCGTTCCTTAAGAACTTCGCCAACAGCCCGCTCGGCCTGGACGGCGACTACTGGACCAAGGACGATTTCCAGTACGGTTCGCTGCCGCTGACCACCAAGACCGTGCTGTCGATCGACCCGGCCATGAAGGACAAGAAGGCGACCGACTGGACGGGCCTGGCCGTGGTCGGCTGGATGCCGCCGCCGTCGCGCGACCCGCGTGTCAAGGCCACCGACGCCGAGGACATCCAGTCCCGGATCCTCGGCAACTTCGGCATGTGTGAGGTCAAGTACGTCAGGGCCGTGAAGCTGATCGGCGAGAAGCTGCGGGCCGAGGTGCTGCGCATCCTGGAGATGTTCCCGGAGATCGGGCTGGTCCTGGTCGAGGTCAACCAGGGCGGTGAGCACTGGATCGACATCCTGCACCACCTGCCGTGCAAGATCCAGCTGATCGAGCAGTCTGTCGACAAGCGCGTGCGGGCGGCCCAGCTGCTGGCGCACTACCAGCGCCAGCGGGTGCTGCACACCACCCGCCACGGGTCGGCCGAGGAGCAGATGGTCGGGTTCCCCAAGGCGCCGAACGACGACATGGTGGACGCCATCGGTTCGGCGGCGGTGCGCATGCTGCGACCGCCCAAGAAGGACTCCATGGGCGGCCGCAACATCGGGTCGTACGTCTAAGCTCGCTTGCGCCGTCGGTCGCCGGGGGCGGGGGTGGTGTAGCGGACGGTGTCGATCGTGTCTTTGAGGGCCCGGACCTGGCGCACGGTGTCCAGTTCGGTGTCGCCCCGGCCCAGTGCGCTCTCGATCAACCAGGTGATCTCGTCGGCGAGGCGGCCCGCGTCCTCCTGGGTCAGACTGATGACCATGCGGTCGTTGATCTTGCTGGCCACCGGGTGGCCCTGCGGGTGAATGAGCGTAAGGTTCTTGTCGTGGTCCACGTTGACCTCCGGTCGGCGGGGGCCGACCGGGTGGGCGGCCCCACAACCAGCCAAGCACACAGTTGACCCCGGGTCAAGGACCCGGGGTCTGGGGTGTTGCTGGGCTACTTGTAGTCGACGTCGGTGATGACCTCGGCGTCCCGCAGGTGGTGCGCCAGATACTCGTTGCCGACGTAGGACTTCACGTCCTCCCGCACCGCCTTGGCGGAGGTGTCGGTTCCGAACTCGCGCGCCCAGGCGTCGACGTCCACGGTCAGCTTGACGGTGACGGACACTGTGATCTCGCGTGTGACGACTTTCACGAGCTTGGCGTTGACCCAGTTGGCGGTCTGCGGCACTCCCGGCCGGGTCGAGGGCTCGACGCGGAACCCCGGGGTGGTCTCATCGAGATCGGTCTCGGGGGTGCCCTCGCGCACCTCGCCCTTGGTGTAGTAGACCACGCCGTGCATCTCAACATTGTGCAGGAACTGGACCTTCATGACGACCTCCGGTGTTGAATGGGTTGATGTTAGCCGTGATTGTGGGCGCAGCAGCGGATGCAACGACCCTCGTAGCGGGCTACCAGGCTCGGGTCGCGGTCAGCACCGTTGTCGGTGATCGGGGTGCTGTCCGGACGGCTGGTGCACAACAAGCTCTTAGGCAGGTCATCGCGCTGGCACCTGACGCAGTATGCGCTGTCCATCTCGACCTCCGGTGCTGCGGGCCGGACCTCCCGGCCCCGCAACACCCATTCAACCATCCTCTTGCCAACGTGTCAAGCTAGTAGATCTTCATCGTCATGTCGAGGGCTGCGCACCACGCCCGTGTGTCGGTCAGTGTCGGGTCATTGATCCGGCGCTCCCACGCCGACAGTGCGGACTGACCCACGCCGATCCGGCGGGCGACGCGCCCCTGAGTCCAACCTCGCTTCTTGCGCTCTTCGACCAGACGAGTTATCAGCGGATCCTCCGGGAACCTGGCGGTGGTCCGTCCGCTGGCCAGCTTCCTAGGCACCCTCGGGCCGACCGAACGTCTCGTCACGGGTCTTGGTCAGGAACCGGACGAGCTGGCCCAGACGGGCCCTGTCCTGGCTGTCCAGGTCCACCTGGACCGTGTGCGGCCAGTCGCTGTCCCGGGCCGTGCGATCCAGCAAGAGCAGGTACTCGCTGGTGAACAGAACGAACTCCAGCTGCTCCTGGCTGAGCCGGAGCAGGGCCGTCGGCTGGATCTCGGTGCGCGGGCCGGGCATCTTTCTCCTAGGGTCGGCCGACGCCCCGTCCGGGGCGTCGGGGTTGTACAGTCTAGGCATGTCGGTATCCTCGGATCTATCGGTTACAGCGCCAGCGCCAGTCCGGTCTCGATGCTCTCGTGCAGCCGGGCCACCTGGCTGCCCAGCGGCTCGCCCTCCGGCCCGGTCGGGCACTGCTCCTGGATCCAGGAGAGCATCTCCAGCAGTTCCTTGGCGTCGCGTCGGCTGATCTTGACCGTCCGGGCGTCCAGGTGCTGGTCCTGGGTCTTGGCCTCGACAGACCGCCAGATCTTGTCGTCCCCGACCCGGAAGATCTCGATGTCGGCCCCCCGATCCAGCTGCTCCCGGGCCCGGAGGTCGGCCACCTGCACGGACGAGCAGACGATCACGCCCTGTCCGCGCAGCCCGGACCCCGAGGGGAACTTGAACTTGACGCGGTAGGGTTGGACCTCGCCTCTCTTGGTCATTTCAACATCCTTATCAGACGGCCCCGCCCGGCCGTCGGTGGCCGGGCGGGGGTGGTGTGGGTGGGTCAGGCCACCTGCTGCCAGTCGGTGGCCTGAATCTCTTCCTCGGTCAGCTGGTGCGGGGTGCGGTTCCCAGTATTGGCGTCGTGGTCGACCAGATACCCCTCCATGTTCATGCCCAGCCACTGCTGCTCCGGCCAGTCGGGCCTACGCACGAAGTTGTAGACGCTCGCGGAGACGTGACGCAGGGTCTCGGTGTAGTTCACTCTACCTCCAACAGTTGAAGGGCCCAGCCCGCGAGTGCGGGCTGGGCGGTGTCGTCACCAGTCGACGTCGGTCTCGAACTGGTACTTGGTGCCCTTGTGCTCGAAGAGGACCTTCATGAATCCGCTGTTCATCGCCAGCTCCGCCAGCCGGTTGATGGTCAGCGGGATCTCCCACATCGGGGTGCTGTCCTCTGCGGCCTTGTCCTCGGGCTCACGAGCGTCGAATACCAGCTTGTCCCAGTCCAGCGGTCCGACTGTGGCGGGGTCGATGTCCAGGAACACCAGTACGAGCTCGCACACCCACTCGAAGTTGGTGATCTCCTCGGTCCGGTCCCCGTGCGGGCTCTCAAAGACCCGGGAAATCTCGAAGTGCCAGCCGGGGCTGACCTCGCGCTCTCCGATACGGGTAACGTTCATGTGTTGACCTCCGGTTCGGTGCGGGGCCGGTCGGCCCCGCACCCCCATCCAACCATACCCTTGACCGGCTGTCAAGTTGACTGACAGCCGGTCGGGGGCGCCTACTGGGTCGGGCTGGTCTGCTGCTTGCGGCACTCCGGGCAGTCCCTGGGTCGGTGCATGTCGTCGTCGCTGAGAGTGTACGTGGCGCCGCTGGGTGTCTTGAACTGCACCAGCCCGTAGTACCGAGTGATCATGCTCGGTCGCATGCCCCCCTGGATCAGACCGTTGTGGAGCTGGGTCTGACGGTCCTGTCGGGCAGCGGGCATCAGCTGCCCCCCAGCGCCCGAGCCATCTCGTCGGCGACCGACAACAGGTCCTCACTGACCAGGCTGCTCTTGCCCTCCATCTGCTTGGCCACCACGATCAGGTACCCCATCGCCAGCGCGATCTGGTACTTGGTCAACGACACCTCGATCTTCTCGTCGTCCGGCTTGCGGCGCGGCGCCCTCTTGGCCGGGGCGTCGCCCTTGACCAACACCACCTTGTGACCGAACACCCCCGCCCACGCGTGCAGCACGTCCAGCCTGGGCTGCATGTCGCCCCGCTCGTACCCGCTTACCGACGACCCGGACTCGAACCCGAGTTCGGTCGCGAGCTCCGGCTGGTGCATCTTGGCGGCCAGTCGGAGCTTGCGCAGCTCGGCGACGATCGGGTCGATGTCGCGGTCCTCGGGAATCGGCTTGCTCATATTAACCTCCAGTAATTGATACACCAGTCGTTGGGCGCCCCCGCCCTGACACGGGCGGGGGCGGGTGTTGCTATCTCAGACGCCGCAGTCCTCGAACTGTTCGGCGTTGGAGATCTCGGCGGGCTTCTTGTCCGGGATCGTGTTGGACAGGTACCGCTTGACCGCGTAGACGATCTGGTCGGCCCAGACGGAGTCGCTCTTCGAGGCCCACAAGGACCTTTCGATCGCGACCGCCTGCTCTCCGTCCGGAGTCCAAACCTCGACACCGCCGTGCCCGTCCGTCTCGACGGCGAACATCGGGAACCCGTGGTCCCACGCCCGGTACGCGTTGCCGCCCGGGTAGTTGCCGTCGACGTCGTTCTCGGTCAGCTGCTCGACCAGGCCCGTGTGCTGCCAGTACACCTTGATCTGGGCGGGCAGGGCCTGGGCGATGCCGAGCTGGGTGGCGGACTCCTCGACCGACAGGCCCTCGGTGGAGGGCGTCGGCGGATAGACCGCCTCCACGATCACGCCCGTGTTCTCGGTGTTGAACGGGGCGCCCGCGCGCCGGACCTGGTGCCCGACGCCCAAGTTCTTCATGCTCATGTGCGGTGACCTCCGTACTCGGGGCGGGGCCCCGACCGGGCCCCGCGCTAAGGAAAAGCCAATCAGCCGGGTTGACCGCCTGTCAATCCCCGGTCAACCACGCCCCGACCAAAACCAGGACGATCGGGAACCACAAGAACATGAGCATAAAGAACCAGACCGTCTTGGTGACCCACCCGAACTTGCTGAACTGTCGGCTGTTGATGGTCGTGAACGCGAACCCGACACCGACCAGCAGGTACCCGGCTGCCAGCAGCGTCAACACCAACCGGGTCATCGGGCCGCCGCCTGGGCGATGTCGTCGGCCACCTGCTCCAGGGCCGCCGCGTGGCTCTCGTCGTCCTTGTGGACCCGGGCCGCTGCTGTGAGCAGGTGGCCCGCCGCGAGGACCGCACAGGCCCTGTTCGTGACCACGACGAGGCTGTGGAGCGGCACGTCCTCGTCTCGGCTCGGGGCCGGAGTGTCGTCGGACGGCAGCGAGTTGTCCGCGACTGCCCGCTGGATCAGCGCCCGCAACCACGAATCGGGGCACAGCCCCTTGCCGTCGGCCAGGTCAGCGACCACGAGCCCCGGGTGGGTGGTCGCTTCCAGCGCCCACTCTCCGCCGTTCAGCTGCACGACCTTGGGGTTGTCGGAGCTGGGCACCCCCGCGTCCTGCAGGATCGCCACCGCTCGGTACGCCGTTGCCTTATCCATTGATTTACTCTCCATCCTTGATCGGCAGCCACCTCGGGCCTCGGTCGGTCGACAGCAGGTCGCACCGGACCCACTTCGAGCCCTCGTACAACTGGACGACACTGGAGCGCCAGCTGTCGCCCGGGTGGGCGGGCGTCCCGAACCCGAACGCGAACGGCGCCATACTCGCGTCGGTCGGGTGGTCGGCCACGGCCACGCACTTGAACACCATCACGGTTTCGGGCGCGCGGAACGGCTGGTCCTCCATGTACGTCTTGCCGGGTTCCATCAGGTACTTCATGTCAATCTCCTCTGCAACGGGCCGCCCCCGCACCGAATGGGCAGTGCGGGGGCGGGTGGTGTGGCGACGTCTGTCCTGCTGTCAAGTACCTACCTGGTCGGGTGAAGCTGCTCCGTCAGCTTCTTGACCCAGTCCGGCCAGTCGTCGCGAACGGTGGTGAACCTCTCCATGCGCTCCTCGCGACCGAGCCCGCCGTTGGCCAGCCGACGGAATCCCCAGACCACGGCCTGAGCGGCCTTGAACGGGAGGTCGTTGGCCGAGTGGTAGTTGATCGACAGCCTGTGCGGGACGATGGACTCGCGCGCGTAGTGCCGTTCGACGTCGGGAGCCGGGCCGCCGAGCTCCCTGACCAGGTCCTCCGCGTTAAGCTCGACCAGGTGGTCGTGCGTCACTCTGGTGTACATCTATCTGCCTTCTCTCTTCTCCTTGCGGAAGCGGCGACGGTCGCACGCCTGCAGCAACTCGACGCTCAGGTGGTCCCGGTGGCACCCCTCGTGGTGGTAGTACGTCTTCGGCTCGACCCGGCGCCGAGGCTTTCGCGGCACGCGAAACGGGCCGCCGATCCGTACCCGGCCGATCCCGATCGACCACCACACGGTGACCTCCTGACCTGACGGCCCCCGCCCCGAGTGGGGCGGGGGTGGTGTGTGGTATCAGTTCTTGAAGGTGTTCTTGGTGACGACGATCGCGCCCAGGTTCGCGGCGTTGCTGACCTCGATCATTTCCGAAATCGCCGCGCCCACCATCCGGGCCAGCTGGTTCTCGTCGACGTCCTGAGCGCACGATCCGAGGTACTGGCGGGCTGCGTCGGCGTTGATCTGGAACTGCAGCACGACCGTGTGGGTCTTGGACTGGCGGGGGGCCTTGGCCGCCTTGGCGGTGTTGCGTCCGGTGACCTGGATGGTGCAGATCGTGTCACCGTCGATCCAGGTGGTCTCGTAGGTGTACCCACGCTTGTCCAGAGCCGCAGAGATGTTGTACCGACGGTACTCGATCACCCGGCTGATCTCGGCCTGATCGTGGATCACGTCGTTCGGGTCGGTGATCAGGATGCGGGGCCAGTCGTCGTTAAGCAGCCGGTCGCCACTGCGTACCGTGACCCCGGTGTCGCGCTTGTCGCCCGTCGGCCGAACGTGGAATCCCGCGTCCCTCTTAATCAGGGCGCTGATTGCCGCCGCCCGAGACTTCGCGCTGGCCGAGACCGCCATTTGGCACCTCCGGTGTCTGGGGGCCGGTCCGTCCGGCCCCACAGGACAAGTCAACCACCTCCTTGACTACGTGTCAAGCTTTCCCGACGGCACGCCGGTCAAGACGGCCCCGGCGGGCGCAACGGCGGTGCACCACCCGCCAGCACTCATTCCAGGTGCCGTCGGGCGGAATCCTCGCCTCGACCCCGTCCTGCCACATCGTCCGCTCGCAGATCCAGCACTCGGGCAGGTTGTCCCGAGCCGTCGCCAGCCGCAACCGCGCCAGCCGAGCGGTCTTCCCGAGCACGATCAGCCAGGCCAGGCAGACCAAAGACATCAGACCCCAGTACAGCGGCCCGCTCACGAGGGGCTGTCGCCCGGGTCGGGCGTCGTCGGGTCGGTCGAGGGCGCGGCCGACCCGGTGTCCGGCGAGGTGTCGGTGCTGGTCGGGGCGGACGAGTCCGGGGCCGGGTCCGGCAGACCCCCGCCGGGGCCGCCGGGGGCGCCCCCGATGCTGGGCAGCGGGTCGGCCGACCGACGGGGGCCGGACGGGGCCGACTGAGTATCGGTGGGGACGGGGGTGGTGTCGGTGGGGTCCGTGGTCACGGGGTCTCCGGTGGGGGCGGTGGTGTCGGCCGCAACAGCGGCCCGGCGGACCAGCGTCGCTCCGTCGGTGGGCACCACTATGGTTCCCCCGTCCGACGCCGGGGAGTATGTCTGGGTCAGTCCCGTGCTGGCCGGGGCGGGCTGGTTCGTCGAGTCGGCGGTGGCCGAAAACCAGACACCACCCCCCAGCGCGCTTCCGGACAGCACGGCCAGCAGCGTCCAGCCGTACACAGACGACAGGGCCTTGCGCGATCCGGTCCGGGTCGTCGCCGGAACCACCCGTTCGACCCTCTCGGTCGGCCAGTCCGGCAGTTCCAGCTCTGCGGTGTCGAGAGCCTCCATGGGCTCGGTGTCCTGTGTGATGGTCATGTAACCATGGGAGCACTCACCTTGCGTGGGTGTCAAGTACTGCGTGGTCGGGTCGCCCCGTGGCCTCGCCATGATTTCAAATGGTTCAATTGACCTAACTCTCACGAGCTCCCACAACCCCGGAGGACCAGTGGCCGACCCGACCAAGGTGGTGTTGGCCACCAACCCGGACCTGATGGAGGGTCTGCAGGTGCTGGCCAACAGCCTGCCGGACTACCACCGGGCCGAGATGTATTACGAGGCGACGAACCCTGAGTTCTTCGCGTCGATCCGTCTCCGGCGGGCGCTGGAGCGTACGGGCATCACGTTCCGGTTCAACCTGGCCAAGACCCCGGTCGACGTGATGGCCGACCGCCTGGAGATCAATGCCATTACGGTTCCGGACGACGAGGAGGCGGACCAGATCCTGCAGGAGATCTGGGACCGCAACATGCTGTCGCTGGAGTCGACCAACATCCACCGCCGGGCCGGAGAGTTCGGCGACGCCTACCTGATCGTGTGGCCGTCGGCCGACCAGGGGCAGGACGAAGACCCGGACGACCCGGAGTCCGACGATGAGGCGATGGCCGCCCTGGATTTCCAGAACGTCGACATCTTCTACAACAGTGCCAAGACTACGCGTGTCGTCTACGACCTGGAGAATCCGCTGCGCAAGCGGTTTGCCGTCAAGAAGTGGACGATGCCCGCCCAGCTCGGCATGAAGGCCAAGCCCCCGACCCGGGTCAACCTGTACTACCCGGACCGGATCGAGAAGTACGTCAGCTCCCCGAACAGCAAGGGCAACCAGCGCCGGGACTGGATCCGGTTCCAGGACGACGAAGACGAGGGCTGGCCGGTGGCCAACCCGTTCGGCGAGATCCCGGTGTTCCACTTTCGGACCGGGACCCCGTACGGCGACCCAGAGCACCGAGCGGGCTACGGCCCGCAGGACGCCATCAACAAGCTGATCATCACGCACGCCGCGACGATCGACTACTACGGCTTTCCCCAGCGGTACCTGCTGGCAAACCCCGACCACGGGTCGGACGAGCTGGCCGACTTCGACACCTCGGACGACATCAACCGGTTCGAGGACACGGGACACGACTCCACGCTGCGATCCGGTCCCGGCGAGGTGTGGTGGCTCAACGGCGTGCGACAGGCGGGCCAGTTCGAGCCGCCGGACCCGGCGGTGTTCCTCAACCCGCTGGACACCTACATCCGCATGATGGCCCAGGTGACCAGTACGCCGCTGCACTACTTCGACCCTCAGACCTACACCCGTCTGCCCCCGTCGGGCGAGTCCATCCGCGCGGCCGAGGTGCCGCTGCTCAAGCGGGTGCGCCGTCGGCAGATCACCTACGGGCGCGGATGGACCGATACCATGTCGTTCGCCTTGAAGGTGGCGACCTGGGACGACGACTCTGGCACCGGCCGGATCCGGCGTCCCAACCTGACGATCCGCTGGACTCCGGCGGCCACCATCGACGACACCGCCGGGTGGCAGATGCTGCAGGCCAAGCAGACGCTCGGGGTGCCTCCGCGCCAGACCCTGCTGGAGGCGGGCTACGAGGACGAGCAGGTCGATTCGTGGCTGCCCTACGGCGGAGACGACCTGAACCAGCGGGTGGACATGTTGGTGAAGGTAGGTACCGCCGCACAGGCCCTGGCCACCGCCGCCAATCTCGGGGCGCTGGACGGCGGCACTGTCGAGTCCATCATCATGGGCATGCTCAACCTTCCGGCAGAGAAGAACACCCAATTCGACGAGGGGACATCGTGAACGGCGACAGGTACACCAAGGGCGCGGCGTCGGACGCCGAGCTGCTGCACGGCTGTGGTCAGACCGGTAAAGTCATGGCGCCGGGCAACCGACACTCCGACATCACCAGCTCCACCACCAAGGGCATGGACCCCGGCATGTCGGCCACGCTGGGTCGGCCCAAGGCCAGTTCCGACTACAAGGGCTCGACCCCCGAGGACGTGAGCACAGCGCCGGGACAGCGCACGACCCAGGTCTTCGGCGCGGGCCGGGTCGCCCGTCCGAACCCCAACAACCCCTGACATTGTCTTCGAGTCACTCAGTAGGATAGGCTGGTCGGCATGGGCGACAACTGGGCCAAGTGGGACGCTGAGCATCCCTACATCCACCACCCCCGCGTGCGCAAAGAGGGCGAGAAGCCCAAGAGCTCGGCCGACAAGCTGGCCGAGATGATCAAGTCCACCGTGGGCAACCACGAGGGGTCCCGTGCCACCGTCCACGAGCACGGGTCCGGCGGGTCCGTCGTGCACAAGTCGGCCAAGGGCGACTTCAAGCGGCCGGTCCAGCCCAAGGGACACAAGGACCGGGCCGATAGTGCCCGTACCACCATCCGCATGGCCGCCTACAACCGGGGCAAGAAGGGCGAGTCCCCCGAGGTCGGCAAGATCGCGCCCGAGTCTGGCAACACGGGCAAAATCCGCTCCGCCGACAGGCTGGCCGCCCAGGTTACCGGGGCCAAGACGGTTAAGGGAACCGACGGCAGCTACACTGTGTCGCACCCCGACTGGGAGGTCCGATCGGCTCAGAACCGGACCATCCGCAACAAGGCCGGGGCCGACGCGATCGGCAAGTACCAGGATGACATCTCCCGGGTGGTCAAGCAGTCCGGCGCCAAGGGTCGTCCCGGCCTGAACATCCACCAGAACGGCGACGTCTTCGACGACGACAGTGGCAAGAAGCTGGGCCACATCGAGACCCCAGGCGAGCGCAAGGCCCGTGAGGCGGGCGGGGGTGGTGTGGATGCGGGGGCCGAGTACCGGGCGCAGCGGGCCCAAAAGTACGAGGACGCCAAGTCCAAGGCCATGTCCGCCGGAGACGCCGCCAGCACGGCGCAGGAGCACCGGGCGGCAGCGGCGCTGCACGAGGTGGCCATGGAGCACGCCGCCAGTCCCAACCACCGGTCGCTGCACTACAAGCAGGCCGAGAATCACAAGAAGCAGGCCGACCTGGCGGACAAGCAGGCGGCGCGAGAGGCGGCCAAGGCGGAGCGCGCGACCCAGTCCAAGGGCAAGCCGGTGAAGCTGGTTGCCGAGTTCAACGGTCAGACCCACACCCGTACCAGCGCCCGGCCGTACACCCACGCTGCGATCTACCGCAACAGCGAGGGCAAGCACTACGCCTCGTTCCACGAGTCGCGTGCGAGCGCTCTGCGCGGCAGTGACGGCGCCCGTCCCATCGGCGTGGTTGCGGTACGTCCGGCCGACGAGGCTACCGCCGCCGATGACGCGGCGCGCAAGCACTACGACATGGTAGCCGGGCGGGCCAAGCAGGCCAGCGACACCGCCAGGTCGGCCCGGGACCATGACGACGCGACCAAGCTCAACCGCCGGGCCGCCGAGTTGGCTCCGACCGAGAACCACCGCAACGTGCACACCAAGCTGGCCGAGACCCACGAGAAGCTGGCCGACAACGCCCGACGGCAGGACGCTCTCAACGCCCAGAAAGAAGCCGACCGAAAGAAGGCCAGCGACGAGGCGGCCCGCAAGGTCGAGGAGGCCAAGGCCCGGGTCAACGATCGCCAGACCAAGTACAACGACGCCCGCCAGAAGGCGTTCGAGGCCGGACGCAAGGCCGAGACCGAGAACACCCCCGAAGCGTACGAGGCGGCGTCGGCCGCCCACACAGGTGCGGGCAACCTGGCGATCTCCGACCAGCAGCAGCGATCCCACGACACCCAAGCCAGGGCGTACCGCGAGAACGCCAAGAACCTGCGCGGCCAGAGCTCCGCCAGCAAGCTGGTAGCCGCCCGTGACAGCCGGGCCGCCAAGCCCGCCGCCCTGACTGGCCAGAATGTGCACAAGGCCCTCGAAGGTTCGGGCTTGCGGCGCAAGGTCAGCCAGGGAACCTCCACCGACTACCGGGGCCGGGTTCTGCAGCGCGGCGGCGGCATCGGTGAGGGCAAGTACGACTCCAAGAAGAACTACGATGGTTCCTACCGGGTGGACGTCCATGGTGATCGCACCACCCCGCAGGGCGCAGCCCGTCACGACACCAACATCGCCAAGGCCCGCCAGGCCCTGGAGGCCAAGGGGTGGCAGGTCGACGAGGGTCACACCGGGATGGCTGGTCACCTGGAGGTGTCCGAGCGTAAGGCCGACGCCCAGATCGCCAAGGACCGCGCCGCGACTATCGCGAGCGTCTCGGGAAAAGCGGCAGCCCGGTAGAGTCCGGGCGATCCGCCGACAAGCTGGCCGCGCAGACACGCACCACCGAGCAGGAGGTTGAGGCGGTCAAGCGTGACCACCCCAACGTGTCGTTGTCGGTGCACCGCTCCAGCGGCGGGCACATGGTGGTGTCCAAGATCGTTGTTCCCAAGGAGGAGCGCGGTAAGGGCACAGGCGGTCAAATCATGAAGCGGCTGACCGACGCTGCCGACCGCAACGGAGACACCATGGCGCTCACCCCGTCCAAGGACTTCGGGGCGTCCAGCGTCAGCCGCTTGAACACCTTCTATAAGGGCCACGGGTTCGTCGACAACAAGGGCAAGAACAAGGACTTCGGCACCAAAGAGTCCATGATCCGTGAGCCCAAGAAGGGCCCAGCGGGCGGGGGTGGTGTAAACGCTCTGCAGTCGTCGACCAAGGCACCAAGCACGGGGTCTGGACCGGCTGACATGCGCACCACCGACGCCCAGGTAGTCCGGGACCGCAAGGCCACGGCGGCGGCGGCCAAGCCCGACGACAACACCTTTACCCAAGCGGGTAAGGATTACAAGCAGGCCTTGAAGGACCGCAACGACTCCCGGTATCGGCTGTCCACTGGGAGCAGTGCGGACGCTGACGCCGACCGGAAGACACTGACAAGCAGCGAGGCGGCCATGAAAAAGCTGTGGCCACAGCTAACCAGTCGGGACGTTGCCGAGCAGGCGGTCCGGATGGATCCGTCGGTCAACCCGGAGATCCGGCAGTCGATGGTGGACGAGGTCACCAAGCACGTCCAGTTCACGGGCAAGCACGACCTGTGGAAGAGGGCGACCATCAACCTGGGCAAGACCCCGCCCAAGGTCAACGGAACCACGATGCACGGGGAACACATCGTGGTCGGCGATCATCTGGTCGGCAGGGACTCGTTCGGCAAGGCCAACGTCAAAAAGAACGACTTCAAAACCGGTCACCACGCCGTCGGCACCCTGGGCTCGGACGATGTCGGCGGGCACAAGGCCACCTTGGCCCATGAGATCGGCCACGTCGTGCACCACCAGGTGTACGGCGGCTCCGGCAGGACCACTCCGGCGGTGCCCGGCACCCGGGGCACGCACAACTCCAGCTATGGCAACACCAACCACCACGAGGGTGCGGCCGAGGCGTACGCCGCCGCGTTTGCCCGTGCCCAGGGGCATCAGTACCGGAACGACCAGCTCGCCGACGTCGGCGACCAGATGGCCAAGAAGGCCCGGGAGGACAAGTGACCGCCGCCCCCACCCTGGAGCAGATCGCAGCCGGGTACGGAGTAAAGCCGACCGACGTCAGTTGTTCGGGTTACGGGTCAGCGCCGGACAAGCCCCGGACCTCCGCGCAGAAGCTGGCAGACAGGATCAAGAGCAGTGGCGCAGGTCAACAGCGCCGGTAACACCCCCGCTGAGCAGCAGGCCGTCAGCGCGGTCACGACGGAGAACGCCGCCGCCGTGGCTGCGCTGCTGGTGCTGGAGAAGCAGGCTCTCGACCGGGTGACCAGCGGGCTGCGCCAGATCCTCAACGAGTTGTTCCGGCGCCTGTCGGCCAAATACGTGCTGCTGACCGGGGCCCTGGCCAACACCACCTCCCCCCAGCAGGCCGACCAGCTCAGGCAGATCCTGATCGACGGCATCCAGGACCTGGCGACCCAGGCCCAGCAGGCTGCACAGGCTCTCGCACAGGCCGCGCAGCAGGCCCTGGCCCGGGGCCGGGAGTACGCGAACCGGTACCTGTCGGACCCGGTCGACGACGTGTCTTTGCCTGCTGAAGTCCAGCAGCTGATCGACGGTCTGCCCGCCCAGATCGAGGCCAAGATCGACGACGCCACCCGCGCCATCGAGCAACTGGCCCTGCCCGACTGGGACAGCCTGGTCAAGGCCGTCGGCCGGGCGAACCAGGTCCCCAACTCGGTGACCCGCACCGTGACCACGGCCGTGAACCGAGCGAACAGCAGCGCCGTCCGACAGGTCGCTGTCGAGCGGGGTGCCTCTGTCCTGTGGGTGGCCGAGCCAGACGCATGCGTTATCTGCCTGGCCTTGTCCGGCCACATCATCGACCCGATGTCGGGCGACGGGTTCGACGAGGAGGCCACCTTCGGCCGCCCCGGGTCGGCACCTGATGTGTGGCCGCCCGGCCAGCCGCTGATGGAGCCGCCCCGGCACCCGAACTGCCGGTGTCACCCGGAACTGTGGTTTGGCCCGCACGTCGCACCGGGCGGCCCCGAGGAGACCAGCCTGTACAACCGCCCCGGAATCGGCGAGCGCGTCGATCTTGCCGCCGCACTGCGCCGGGAGGCCAAGCGCTCGGTTCTGTACGGCTGGTCCCTCGAATCCGAGTCCAACAACACCCGGCTGTATGCGGCCCGGCGCCTGCTATCCCTTGGCGCCGGACTGCCCAAGTCTGTCGAGGAGCGCGCGCACCTGGCTGTGGCACGCGGCCAGTTCGAGGGCCGTGTCCACCCGTCAAAGCGGCGTACTGCACACCGGCAATAGTCGATGTTAAACTGACCGTAGCCGACGGATGTCGGCGGTCAGCATCGTCCCGGTTGGGAGCCACTCTTGAAGGTCAACCGCCTGATCCCCCCGCTGCTCGGCGTGCCCATCGGGTACCTGCCCAGCGGCAAGCCCGTCTACCCCGTCTTCGGCGGGGCCGAGGACCTCGACATCGAGCCGGACGGCGAGGGGGGTGAAGAGGAGGACCCCGAGGGCGAGGACGACCCGGACGAGCCCGAGCAGGAGCCCGCCGGGAAGAAGGGCAAGTACACCCCGCCCGAGCAGTCCGAGTGGCTTAAGGTCCAGAATTCCCTGATGCGGGCCAGCGGCCAGGCCAAGCAGCGCCGTGAGGCCCTGGCCGAGGCCACCAAGAAGATTGCGGAGCTGGAGGCCGAGAAGGCCGAGCGCGAGGCGGCCGACGAGCGTGCGGCCCTGCGTGAGCAGCGCAAGCCCGCTGGCGGCAAGGCCAAGGCGGGCGGGGGTGGTGTACCCGACCTGCCGGAGGGCGTGATGACCAAGGCTCAGGTTCGCCAGGCGACCCTGGCCGCAGCCAAGGAGGCGGAGGACCGGGCGGCCGACAAGTATCGGGGCATGCTGGTTGGGACCGCCGCCCGCGCGGCCCTGGTCTCCGAGGGTGTCGGCAAGGAGGCGGCCAACCGCCTGGTGAAGCTGCTGGACCTGGGTGAGATCGAGCTCGACCCGGACAACGGCGAGATCACCGGCGGCCTGGACGAGCAGCTGGAATCTCTGAAGACCGAACTGCCGCAGTTGTTCGCCAAGCCCGAGCCCGAGGCCCCCCGGCCCCGGCGCCGTCCGGCACCTCGGGTCACCGCCGCGCCCCAGCCGGAGGCACCAGAGCGTCCCCGCTCCTCGGCCGAGCTGATGGCCCAGTCCATCCTTGGAGGGCGTTAAGCAGTTCGACGTGGTTGACACGGCCGCGACGTGGTAACATGGTAACAGCCTGCGGATGCGGGTGGGTAGACCGGTTGGTCGACGTGATACTCACAACTCACCCCCAGCCCCAGGAGGTTCGCGGCCGTGCTCCGCATCAACCTGCTGAGTGGCCCCGGCGTCGCCCCCCAGACGCTCCTGGGTCACACCAGCTCCGGCAAGCCCATCTTTGCGATCGCCGGTGGCGCCCGCGACACGATGGAAGCGTGGATCCCCGAGGAGTTCGACTCCCAGGTGATCATGCGGGTCAACCAGATCTCGGGCGTCGAGGCGCTCGGGTCCCCGGTCCCCATGAACTCGGAGACGCGCTCCGTTCCCCGTTCCGCCGGTATCGGCGTGAGCGTCGTCGCCAAGGGCGGCACCTACAACGAGGACCAGTCGGTCAACGACTCGGTCATCCTGTCCGCCTCCAAGTTCGGCCAGGCCGTCCGCATCGCGGAAGAGGACATCGACGACTCGATCGCCGACGTCATCGCCACGAAGCAGAAGGACTGGGCGACCTCGTACGGCAAGATGTTCGACAACGCCTGTCTGGCCACCTCGGCCGCCCCGGGCGCTGGCGTGCCGTTCGCGTCGGTGTACTACTCGCTCACTCAGAACGACTCGAACACCGGCTACACCGCCAACAGCAACCTGACCCAAACCGGGTCCGGCGGCACCACGTACACCACCCTGTCCAACTCCCTGGGCAACGTCGAGCGCGGCAACTACTTCGACATCTCGGAGATGGTCTGTCTCGCCCACCCGGCGTACCGCAACCTCCTGCGGAACATCAAGGACACGAACCAGCGTCCGATCTTCCAGGAGTCGACCGGTGGCTTCCCCGGCGGCGGTATGGCCGCCTCGCCAGACACCATCTTCGGCATCCCGATCCACTGGTCGCTCGGCGCGATGACCTCCGCCACGGCGACCGCCACCCCGACCGGCAACCCGCTGCTGATCTGGGCGAACCGCAACTACATGATCGTCGGCCGCCGCTCCGGCCCGGAGTCGGTGTTCATCGACGGTCGCAACGGCCTGGCCGCCCTGACCGACGAGTCGATCCTGAAGATGCGCGCCCGGCGTGCGTTCGCGGTCGGCCACGAGGCTGCCTTCGCGGTCCACGAGGACAACAGCGGCTCGCTGCTGATCTGACCTCCAGCCGAGGGCCCATGACGGGGGCGGGTGGTGTCTCAGGCGGAACACCGCCCGCCCCTTCTCGGATCGGAACAGGAGATTGACATGCCGGACTTCACCGGGGGCCAGTTCCCGTCTCTCGACGGACGCCCCGAGGACGAGGTCACCCAGCGAACCGAGGCCCCGACCGAGGGCAACTGGTTCACGCGGGTGTTCACCGTCCACAACCGCAACCACACTCGCGACCTTCCGGCCGACCACGAGTCGCACCTGGCGAACTTCGCGTCGACCCTGCAGGACGCGCTTCAGCGGGGTCTGCACCCCAAGGCCGCGCCGGAGCTGGTCTCCGAGACCGACCACCCGGTCGACCCGAACAGCACCGACCTGACCTATCGGGTCCCGGTGGTGCCCGCCGTGGCCGATGAGGAGCCGGAGACCACGGTCACCCCGGGTGTCCTTGGTCAGGCCCTGGCCCAGTCGGCGTCCCCCGCACCCGCCACGGCGCAGGAACTGACCGAAACTGTCCAGGCTCCCGCCCCCAAGAAGGGCACGAAGACCGCCTCCGCGCCCTCGGCGGACCCGGCCCCGGCCGAGACCACCGCCGCTCCGTCCGAGGCCCCCGAGACCCCCTCCGAGCCCACGGAGTAACCAGTGACGCTCGCGACCAACCAGGGCGCGACGGCCGTTGTCCCCGCGTCCTGGTCGGTCAACGGGGCGCCGACCGATCCGTCGGCCCTGAGCATCCGCATTACGGCCAACATCGACGGCAGCACGGTGGTGCCCACCACGACGGATGGGATCTACCACGCCTCGACGGGTGAGTACCAGTTCAGCTGGGCCGTGTCGACCTCCCAGACCGTCGGCGACTACACCGCTACGTGGAACGCCACTCTGGCCAGCTCCGCCGCCACCCAAGCCGTCACCGTCACGGTCCAGGACGCGAATTTCGGCATGCCCGGGTTCAAGACCTGGTGCGACATCTCGCTGACCGAGGACCTGATCAACGGCCAGGGCAACGTGAACCCGGTGGACCCGGTGGTGTGGGTCAAGGCCGTGACCGGGTCGACCCTGACTCTGGACCAGATCCAGCAGGCTCAGCAGGTGCTGAACATGTTCAGCAACTACACTCCTGAGAGCTCAGGGTTTAACATGCAGCCGTTCGACCTGATGTGGCTGCGCTACGGCCTGGCCTATCAGGGCTCCTGGATGCTGGGCCAGCCGGGCCTGCTGCAGCGCGGGACCATCAAGCAGCTGTCGCAGGACGGTCTGTCGACCACCTGGGACACCGACCAGGGCACAGAACGCGCCCTGATGCTCGGCCCGCTGGCGCTGCGCTCTCTCAAGCAGCTGAGCTGGCAGAAGTCCCGTTCGCTGCGTGTCCGCACGCCGTTCATCGACGACCAGACCCCGATCTCGTCCGACCCCGACGCCGAGGCCAACGACCTGTACGAGCGCTGGGTGGACATGTACAACTTCGGCTATCGAGGGAGCTCAGTTCCCTGATGTCCAAGTCCGCCGACTCGATCGCCGCACGTGAGCAGGTCTACAACCAGCTCAGCGGGAAGTTCCCGAAGGACGCCATCACCTGGGTCAAGACCGTGCGCTGGGACCCCCCGGCAAAGTACGACCTGGACGAGTTCGACACCGACGACGCGTCGGACTGGTCCGCCAGCAAGGACCCGAAGCGCGTCGACCACGAGATCGAACGCTGGCAGTCCGGCAGGGCTCACCCGATCGTCACCGTTCAGGTGGGTGATGGCCCGCTGATCATCGTCGACGGCCACCATCGGTTCTTGGCCCGGGAGCGGATGCATAAGGGCCGGGCGCTGGCGTTCGTCGGTCACGTGCCCAACACCACCGGCCCCTGGATGGACACACACCTGTCCCAGAAGGGGGGCGACTCCGCATGACGATGTTCTGGCCCACCACCACCGTCAGCATCCTGCGCGGGACGGCCACCAACGACGCCGGGGACGTGATCGACGCCGACACGGCCGTCTACACGGGCGTGCTCGCGTCGGTCATGGAGCGTAACCGCACCACCATCGACACCCAGACCCAGGACCCCCGCGTCGTGCGCACCACCACTATGCGCGTCGCGGCCGGAACCGACATCCTGGATACCGACCGGGTTCGGGACGAAGTCACCGGCAAGGTGTACGCCGTGGCCGGTGTCTCTGTCCTGTCCAGCCCCGTCCACACGCCCGACCTGCGTGTGGACCTGAAGTACGTCAACTGAAGGGAATAAGCCTAACGAATAGCCGAACTGACCAGATCCATACAATTTAACGGGTGTCTGCAGCCATGTGCCGGTCCGGTTAAACCTATGTCTACTGCAGGTTGAGCACCGGTCCGGTAAAATTGATGTCCAGAAACAGACAAACTCAGGGACGGAGTTACCATGGCCAACATCCCCGACCTGGGGACCAAGGACCCGGTCAGCGCGAAGATGCCCGCCAGCCACGCCTCCAACGGTGTCGCGCCGGGTCAGACCGCCCAGCTGCTCAAGGGCCAGGGCGCCATCGGCGGTGCGCAGGAGGCGAACCACCAGCCGACCAAGGTGCCGCACCCGCACGGCAAGTTCGTGGACCGCGACGGCAGCCGATTCGACGTCAAGTCTCAGTGACCGACGCAGGACCCGCCCGCAACAACTGAACCCCAACACCACTACACCACCCCCTGCCGAAGGGGTAGACCCGAGGGCGGGTGGTGTAGCCGCCCAACGTAGAGAAGGGTGTGGCGGTGGTAGCCGAACTTGTGATGGAATCCGGCTGGCCTGAAGAGCTGGCCCCTTACATCAACCGCATGGTCATGCGCATGACCGAGGCGGTTCGCGACGACGCCCAGAAGATCTGCCCTGTCGACACGGGCGCTCTCAAGGCGTCGCTGACGGCTATCAACGCCGCACCCGGTGTCGGTCGGGTCATCTCGGACCTGCCCTACGCCGCCGCCGTCGAGTTCGGATTCGATGGCGAGGAGATCGTCAGCGCCCACATGCGGCTGGGCCGCCCGGTACGCGAGCACACCCGCCACGGCAGGTCCCCGGAGCAGCCGTACCTCCGTCCGGCCCTGTACCGCGAGCGCGACGAGTCGGGCGGGACGATCTGATGACCGTCCCGAACCGGGCCAACACCGAGCTGGTCGCCCAGGCGTGGCTGGCCAGCCTCCCGTTCCTGAACACGGGCATGGTCAACCCCCGGCTGCCCGAGGGTATCGAGAAGGACACGACCGCCCAGGCCAACGGGTTCGTGACTCTCATGGGCACGGGCGGCACACCCAACATGTACGTGCCCGAGCGTCAGCCCGTTGTGGGCCTGAAGGCCTACGGGTTCCCGGCTCCGGGCAGCCGCAAGGCCCCGTTCAACGTGGCCAACCGCCTGCTCGAAAACATCATCGCGGCTACCTACGACACAGCAAGCTTCAACGCCACGCTGTCTCTCGGCAACGGGTACCCGACCGCCCGGGTCCACTCGGCTCACGCGATCTCCGAGATCCGACCCTCGTACGGTGACTCGGCCTACTGGGCGGTCTACACGCTCGATCTACAGATGTACTGGGTGGAGTTGCCATGAGCCGACGTTACGCCCTCAAGGGGTCGGTGTCCGGCGAGCTGCTGACGTTTGGCGGGCTGGTCCTGGTCCACGGCGATCGAGCCGAGATGGAATACCTGTTCGCCGGGACCCAGGTGGTCGAGATCGGGCCGCAAATTCCCGAGTGTGACACGATGTTGCTGGCCCAGCACCCAGACATCGCGGGCAAGATCCGTTTCCCGCTGAGGCGAGAGGACTTCGTGCAATGACCCACCGCATCACGACCACGATGCAGCCGGGCAGGGTGGTGGAGGTCAGCGACACCGAGTTGGTCGACCTGACCCGGATGGGTGTGGTCGCCAGCGAGGTGCTGTACACCCTGGACGACCAGCCCGCACCGACCCCCCTGGTCAGCTCCATGCAGGCCGGGGTGGATTCACAGGAGGTGGAAGATGGCAAAGAGCAAGAAGCTGACGGCGGCGGATCGCCGCAAGCTGCCGTCCAGTAGCTTCGCTCTGCCGGGTAAGGACCCCGACGTCAAGGGCGCCAAGGGCACCTACCCGATCGACACGCCGGGGCGGGCACGCGCCGCCCTGGGCAAGGCCAAGGTCAACGCGACCCCGGCCGAGCAGGCCAAGGTCAAGAAGGCCGTGGCCAAGAAGTACCCGGGCATCAAGGTGTCCAAGAAGTCCAAGTAACCCGCCACCCCGGACCGCCTGCCGGGAAGCTACCAACTGAGGAGGCACGGTGTCCGTCACCGTCACCAACCTGATCCTCGGTCCCGGCACCCTTTACACGGGCCTGTTCGGGGCCGTCGAGCCCACCGATGCCACGGTGAACGTGTCGCCCCCGTCCTCCTCCTGGGCGGACGTCGGCGGCACCCTGAACGGCGTGGTCCTGTCGGTCGACCAGACCTACACCGAGCTCCAGGTCGACCAGCTGGTCGACTCGATCGGACGCCGTCTGACCAAGCGCGAGTTCACGGTCACCACTCAGCTGGCCGAGCCCACGCTGACCAACATGTCGCTGTCCCTGAACGGGTCGACCCAGTCCTCGGGGTCGATCACCTCCGGCGGCAGCTACCAGACGCTGGAACCGCTGTTCGCCACCTCGGCCACCCAGCCGACCTACATCGCGCTGATGCTGGACGGGTTCGCGCCGAACTCGTTCCGCCGCCGCGTGATCGTCCGCCGGGCGCTGTCGACCGCCAAGGTCGACACCTCGATGGACAAGTCCAAGCAGACCGTGTTCACAGTGACTTTCAACGGCCACTACGTGAGCTCGGTCATCGCCCCGCTCCACATCGTCGACCAGGTCTCCTGACCCGACGTTCGAACCCTCGTCTCCGCCTGACCCGATAGGACCAGCTCAATGACCGCCAAGACGCGCAAGCACACCACCCCGCCCCCACCTGAATTTGTGTTCGAGGCGGCCGACGGCGCCGAGGATCAGCCGGTCGACACCGTGCCGCTGTTCCAGGTGGGCGACAAGGTGTACACGATGCCTGCCGTCCCGGGCCAGGCGGACGCCGTCCGCATGCTGCGCGAGATCCGGCTGCGCGGCGTCGCGTTCGCTTCGGAACTGATGCTGTCGATGTACGTCGGAGACGAGGGTGTCGACGCCCTGATCAACTCCAAGGGGTTCGATGTGGACCGCTGGAACGATATCACCTCCAAGGTCACCGCCCGGATCTTCGGGGCCAGCGACCAGGGAAAAGAGGACTAGACCGGATCGCCGAGCTGTTCTGGGTCCTGAGATACCTCAAGGACCTGGAGTCCGATCTCAGCGTGTATCACCGCATTGACGACGTAGAGTCGATGCCGTCGGCCAGGTACTTCGAACTGGCCGAACGGGTCGGGGCGTACGGCGGGGTGATAGCGCTGCGGATGCGGACCCAGGACCGGCGAGAGACTCAATCGGCCCCGACCCCGGCGGTTCCGGTCGAGGCTCCACCCGGGGCGCGCCAGGTCGAGTCAAGCCGGGCGGCCCTGACCAATTCAGACATCGGCGACATGTTCAGCTGGGGGTAGGGGCAGGTGGTGTAGGTGTCCGACGAGGGGTTCCGGATCGCGTCGGCTTATGTCGAGATCCATTCGAATACGGGTGGTCTGGCCGAGGAGATCCGCACCAAGTTGCGGGCGGCGGTGGACGAGGGTACCGCCGACATCGGCAATGTTGTAGGTGCCAACCTGGGCGCCGGGGTGCAGCAGTCCCTGGACGGATTCGTCCAGGAGACCCTGCCGGGCCTCGGGGACGACATCGGGCAGACTCTCGGGGACGAGATGGGCCGGGGCGTCCGTGAGGGCCTGGAAGCGGCCACGGAGGACGCTGTCCCGGCCGTGGGCGACGAGATCGGCCGGTCGCTCGGGGATGGGATCGACAAGGGCATCGAGGACGCCAAGCCCAAGATCCAGGACTCCGGCCGTAAGGCGGGGCAGGCGGCCGGTGAGGGCGCGTCCGAGGGACTGTCTCCGCTGATCGTGACGGCGATCGCCGGGGCCGCCGCCCTGGGCGCGCCGCTGCTTCTGGCCGGACTCGGTACGGCGTTCGTCGGCATCACCGCCTTGGCCCTGAAGAACAACAAGGTCATCGCCGACGACTACTCCGAGTTGGGCAAGACCGCCAAGGCGGCCATCCAGGAGGCGACGGCGCCTCTGGCCGGGGACATGCACCAGGCATTGCAGACCGTCGACGGAGACGTCAAGGCCCTGCAGCCCGACCTCAACAGCCTGTTCGCCCAGGTCGGGCCCGACATCGACTCGGTGGCCGCCGGGATCGACAACTTCGTGTCCGGCGTGCTGCCGGGCCTGGCCACCGCCCTCGGTGGGTCGCACCAGATTGTGTCCGACTTCGCGTCGGGACTGGGGTCGCTTGGGTCCGGTGTCGGGTCGTTCTTCGCCAACCTGACCCGGGACAGCTCGACCACGGGCGCGGCCCTGCAGTCTGTCATGGGGCTGCTCGGCAACACCCTGTCCACCGTCGGCTCGATCGTGGGATCGGCGAGCGCGGCCATTGGTACCGACCTGCTGGCGCTGGACCCGATCCTGTCGGGCCTGATGACCACCATCCGGAACCTGGCCAACCCCGCCACGGTGGGCGCGCTGGCGGGCCTGTTCGGCGCCATGAAGTTCGGCGACTCGATCGGCTCGGGCCTGGACTCGGTCGCGGGCAAACTCAAGAACTTCGCCGGGGCCCAGAAGGACGCCGAGGGGCTGATGGGCGGGCTCGGCTCCGCCGCCGAGGGTGCGTCCGGCATGCTTGGCAAGATGGCGGGGGTGGTGTCCGGGCCGTGGGGTCTGGCCATCGGCGCAGGTGTGGGCCTGGCCTCGGGCCTGATCGGGTCTCTGATCAACATGTCGCACGCCACCGACGCCGTCACCCTCTCGACCCAGGGGCTTCAGCAGGCGGTCCAGGCGGACAGCGGCGCGTTCGGCGAGAACACCGCCGCGTTCATCGCCCAGCAGGACGCGGCGAACGGACTGGCCGACACGGCCAAGTCCGCCGGGGTCAGCATCGAGACGCTGACCGCCGCCATCGGAGGCAACGGTCAGGCTCAGGCCGCACTGACCGCCGCCATCTCCAAGGCCAACCAGGCCCAGGTAAACAACAAGCTGGCCACCGACAGTGCGGCCAAGGCCAACAGCCACGCCGGGCAGGATCTGCAGGGTGCCACGGTGGCAGCCGACGGCGCCCGCGCGGCCAACAACACCTTGACCGACGCGAACCTGAAGCTGGAGAACTCGGTAAAGGCCCAGATCCAGCAGGTGTCCCAAGCGATCACCAAGCAGCAGCAGATGACAGCGGCCACCACCGCCCTGAACAACACCACCCAGGTGTTCAACGCCACGCTGAAGGCCGACTATACTCAGATGGTGGCCAATGCCACCCAATCCTCGACCAACACCGTCGCCGCCCTGAACCTGGGCACCCAGTACACCGACTTGAACCAGACTCTGCAGGAGCAGGTTAGCCGGTACCAGCAGACTCAGCAGCAGGGTAACGCCTACGCTGCTGTGGTCCAGTCCCTGAACAACACGACGCAGAACAGCCTGTCGACCCAGGCCAACTTTACGCTGTCCCTGGGGAACATCTCCAGCCAGGCTCAGTCCGCCGGTACCAGCCTGGACATCGCCAACCAGAAGGGTGCCCAGAACATTCTGGTGTTCACCCAGGCCGCTCAGGCGGCCGATGCCTCGGCCGAGGCCCTGTACAACAGCGAGTCCAGCACCAAGGGAGCCTCGACTGCGTACAACGACGCCAACAACAAGTTGGCCACCCAGAAGCAGGCCTTTATCGACGCGGCCGACAAGGCGGGCTACAACAAGGGCCAGGTCCAGCAGCTGGCCAACCAGCTGTTCCAGCTGCCCAAGACCGCCTCGACCGCCATCGACGCGAACACCAACCCAGCCAAAAATAAGCTCAACTCCCTGATTAACGAGATCGACAATTCCAGCGGCACCGTGACGATCTACACCAAGACATCGCCTACCAACCTGAAGGGCTACGCCCGGGGCGGTCAGCCTCCCCTGAACGAGCCTGTGATCGTCGGTGAGGAGGGGCCCGAGGTGGTCATGTTCGGGTCTCAGGCGACGGTTGTGCCCAACGACCAGCTGCCCAGGTTGGAGCCGTCTGGGGAGATGCTGGCGGGGCAGGGTGGTGTGGCCGGAGCGGCGTCTGGGCCGACCTACGCTGTCAATTTCGGCGATATCAACATCCAGGGTATCGTTGATCTGACCAACCCGCGCGGCATGACCACGGCGGCCAAGCAGATGGTCTGGCAGCTTCGCAACGCCATCAAGGTCGTCGAGCAACAGTATGGGGTGAGTGTCGGATGACCCAGTACGGGACGATCCAGGTTGGCCGGTTGACTCTGGTCGAGCTGCCCAAGTCTGCGGCCGTTGACCAGTTCTCGGACCGCGACACGTACGGACGGACGCTGGCGATCCAGGGCCAGGAGTCCGTACCCGGGTTCTTCAACACCACCCTGCCCCAGCTCAAGGCCAAGATCGACGACCTCGTAGGCAATGTCAACAGCTTTGTCCCGGTGTCCTTCACCGACAAGTCCGACCGGAATGGGTACTACACCATCTCCCTGGCCCAGGTCAATGAGGTCAACTGGGAGGGCGAGATGGCGTCGGCCACCTGGTCAATCACGCTGAATCGGATCGGAGCCGACAGTGAGATCGACCTGCAGTCCCGCCTGACCGGGGCACAAACCCGCAACACCAGCGGGGCGGCGTCCGGGTCCACGGGCGTGCGCACCCACACCCCGCCGATCGGGGCGTACGGCTACTGGTCCGGACCGACGATCCCGTCCCAGATCAACAGGCCGAGCGCCGACGGCACGGTGATCACGTACTCCGGCCTGGCCATCACAAGCACCGTCCGTTGGGGATGCGCGGTGGGGAACTACCCCGGGGGCCGGGTGAGGTTCCTGGACGACAACGGCGTCGAGCGCTCCGGCACCCAGTTCCCAGCGCCCGCGCCGTCCGCCGCCTGGTCCTTCAGCAACGCGCTGGTGAACGTCGCCCCACTCACGTCCGGCGGGGTGCTGAACGTGTCGGCGTACACCTCCGGCGCCTACCAGGCCAAGAGCTGGGACCTGCAGGTCAACGGGTCCACCCTCGGCGTACCGCTGAGCATCAAAATGCTGCACAACGAGTACGAGATGGGCGTGCTCCGGATGACCTGGAATTCGACCAACGTTGGACGGGTGACCGCCGACCTGACTCTGCGGCGCGGGTCCAGGCTGCTGGAGCTGTATTTGCAGACCGAGTCGTCCACCACCATCAAGGTGGTGCGGTCCTCGGCCGAGATCGGCACCAGCACATTGACCTACGTCTCGGCGTCCTCCAACGACGCGGCGGGCAACCGGTACATCGTCGGATCTGCCCACGCAGACACCGCCGACGTGGCCAACGGGGGCGTCTCCGTGTCGGCGTCAGTAGCCATGGACGCGTTCATCGGGGTGGTCGCGGGCGGGTCCGGCGCGATCGTCGGCGACCGGGCCTCGGACCTGTTCGGGCAGTACCTCGGTTTTCCGGCCGAGCAGGTTACTGGCGTGATCCGATGAGGGCGGGGGTGGTGTAGCGATGCCGGTGACAGAGGTCATCCAGGGTCCCGGGCAGTGGTCGGTGACCCTGTCCGAGAACACCCCGCGCGATCTGCTCGACAAAATCCAGGCGGCGTACTTCGGGCACATCGCGATCAGCGCAGGGTGGAACGACCCCCGCGTCGCCGGAGACAGCCTGTTGACGTCGGCCCGGTACGTGGGCCCGATGACCGGCGTGTCCCTGGTTGACGGTACCGGATTCCAGCTGTCCGGGTCGGGCATGTGGACCTGGCTGACCGGTCCAAACGGCGTGGGCTCGACGGCGTACGAGACTGCGCTGAACATCACGTCGAAGAACTTCAGTCAGGCGATCTCTGCCGCCCTGGCCCCGGTCTCCTCGGTCAGGGTCGGCAACCTGACCAACCCGTCCAGCGGCCTGCTAACCCAGTCCTACCAGTTTACCGACCCGGCCACTGTGCTGACCAGCATCGGGTCCCTGATGGGCGGTCTGATCCGGGTCAATGGCAACGGGACTGTGGACGCCGGACCGCCGTCGGCCATCTTCAACACCATCCCGACCGCCCTGATCGTAGCCAACGACTCCGGCGGAGATATGGGTCTGACCGCCATCCAGGGGTTCAACTCCCTGAATGAGGACGTGACCGACTGGACCAGTCGCGTGGTCCTGCTGGGGGACAACAACGGAACCACTGTCAGTTCTGGAACGGCCAACCTGGCGGACATCGGGTCGTCCAACCCGTACAAGGACCTGTTTGGCAACCCCGTGGCGCGCGTGCGCACGGCGTCCGACTCGTCCACCGACAGTACCAACGTCACCGCCCAGGCCCAGGCCCTGCTGCAGCAGTACGACACCCCGGTCGATCAGATCCTGCTCAACAGCATGGAGTACGACATCCGGGGCACGTTCGCCGTCGGTGACTACATATTTGTGTACGACCCGGAAGCCGACCTGGTGGACCTCACCAACGAGATCACCTTCCACGGTCAGCGGATCAACCCCCTGAAGATCCAGTCGACCGAGGTGGACTGGCCGATCACACCGGGGATGGGGGTGGCGTTCCGCGACGGCGCGGGGGTCTGGTACGACCTGACCCCGTACGTGATCTTCGAAGACGACACCACCAACATCGTGGTGGGTGGCCTGAACCGACCGTTGGTCAGCGGGGGCGAGTCGGTCACGCTGCGCACCTCGACTGGTACGGTAACCCCGTCCGTACCCGGCGTGCCCGTGTTCGGGGCCTTCACCACCGCCGCCTACCAGTCCGCCAGCGATGGGTCCACCAAGGCCCAGATTCAGGCCACCTGGTCCACGCCCCTTAACGTCGACGGGTCCACGATCACCGACGGCGACCACTACGAGATCCAGTACCGCCCGGACTTCGGTGTGTTCACCACCAACCCGAGTCACAACCAGCTCAACTCCGCCGGATACACCCACGCCCAACTGGCTGCCCTTGGTGGTACTCTCAATCAGCTGATCCCGCTGCCGATCACCCAGTGGAAGGTTACTTATGTGGCCTGGGGGATCAACACCCTGCTGATTCAGGAGTTGACCCCGGGAGTCAACTACGACTTCCAGATCAGAGCCGTGAACTCCGCTCTTCCGCCGGTCCCGGGCGCGTGGTCTGCCACCACCACGGTACAGGCACAGACGGACATCATCGCCCCGCAGACGCCCGACGCACCGACGGTGGCGGCCAACATGGCGTCCGTACAGGTGACCTGGGACTGTGGGTCGGCATCGGGTGGGTCATTCAACCAGGCTGTGGACCTGAACCACATCGAGGTGCACGGGTCGTACGAGCCCCTGTTCACCCCGACCAACGATACAAAGCTAGGCAACGTCGGGGCCACGATCGCCAATATCGCCGGACAGATCCCGGTGGTAGCCAGCTTCACCATCCCGCCTGGTCAGCCCCCTGCACAACAGATGTACATCAAGATCGTCGCTGTCGACACGTCGGGCAACAAGTCCAGCCCATCGGCCGCTGCCGGAGCCACCGCCCAGTTGTGGTCGGACGCTTATATCACCGACTTGAACGTCAGCAAGATCACGGCCGGTACGCTGACCGCCTCGGTGATCATGGGCGGCACGATCGCTACGGCCCTGTCCGGAGTCCGCGCGGGCATGGACTCGTCCGGGTTCTGGGCGTACGACGCCGACGGAGACCAGACGTTCTTTGTGAATGCAGCCACCGGACAGGTAACTCTGTCCAGCAGCGGACAGGGCCAGCGTATCTCTCTGAAGACCGGGGTCGACCTGACCCCGTACGCGGGTCCCGGGTCGGCCGACGCCCTGGAGTTCTGGCCGGACAGCTCGGTCACCAACCCGCCGCTGATCGCCGGGTACGACCTGCACGCGGGCGGATCGGCCATCACCGCATTCAGCGGTATCGTCCCCGACACCGTGTTCGGGGTCTCCAGCAACTACGTATGGGCGATGTCCCTGCAGGGGTCTACCGCCGGTAACGGCAACGCCCTGATCTCTTATCTGGACA